ATAGAACATGAAGTAAAAGGCGTTATAATACGCTAATATTATATGTTTTTGTTTACAATATGACATAAATTTACAAAAGTGTCATATTATTTTGACACAAATATATGATATTGTCATCTTTTTTGTATAATATGATTTTAGTGAAATCATATGACACAATATAAAAATAATATGACACAATATAAAAATAATATGACACAATATAAAAATAATATGACACAATATAAAAATAATATGACACAATATAAAAATAATATGACATTATAACATATTATGGACACTGCTGTATGATATACAGTGTTACCAATACAATAAACAAACAATGAATGTATCAAGACCCGTCATTGTAAGGTAAAGGTTGGCAATGCTATAAACTATTTTGTTGTATATACTATATATTACATCAGCAACATATCATACAATGTCAACGGATCTATATACAATTACCACTGGTAATCTATATGTAAACGACGAAGCGCTGGTTCGTGAATTAGTACATACTGCGGCAAAACATTCTAAGGATGTTGGTACACTTGTCACGGTAGTATCTGCAATTGGAACTGCATGTGGCGTCACTATCGCGCTAGGAAATACCCTCCTCACGACATTTGCACTAAAGAAAGCAAAGGAAAACAAGAAACCAAAGCAGCTTTCCAATAAAATGGCAAGCTATCATGCATTCCGTTCCCAGGTGAAAGAAGATCTTAAGCGCATTATACCCGGCGGACAGGATGCACCTATTTCTGAAATTAACCGGTTTGCCTCTATGGTATGGAAGGCAATTGCAAATGAACTCAAGGAACAATGGGCAAATGAATTCACTGAACTCACAACCGAACGTATTAACAAATGGAATGAGATTTTTAGAACTACAATTAATTCAACACTTGAAGAAGATACAGATAGTATGATTGCAGCCGAAGAACATGAAGAACGAAATGAAGAACCCGAAGAACATGAAGATACAAATGAACAGTTAGAAGATATTCCGGAAGAAAACACGGAAGATATATCGCGTGACGTTGATAAAAAACACAAGAAGAAACGCCCACGCACGAGCGTACCCCCAGAGTATGCGTCGTTTTATGAACTCATGCTTCCATATTACACCGAACTTGATAGTATTGCGTCACGCGCTGAAGCAAAACAATTGATTGAACATGTATGGCAGAAACTCGAGGATGGACATTCCAATGGATGGATTGTCGTTCATGATAAACCAGGCGATAAGACTAAATGGGTTAATCTATTTATTAAATATGCTAAATGTGTATTGGAGAATCCTTAAGTTTTTATCTTATGTATATAGTATATAAATATAGAATGTCGTATCCGTTTGCGGTATACTGGAAAATGCGGTATATTGAAATAATTATATATTTCATTGTACTTACCACATTATTTACACTATCGTTTGTACCAACCATCTCATCACACAAGGGATATAAAATCTCATTACAAGTACTAATGGGTATTGGAGTATATATGTCTCTTATAACATTTGTATTTGCAACACGCAGACGATACCAAGAGTACCCCGTACTTGTCATGCATACCAATCGTTTATTCTGGCCAGCTATGTAAAACACCACAATACAGATCTTTTCGGTTTTGTTGTATTCTGACAAATTTTGCACTAAACTTGTTTAACAATTAAGCCACGTGAGTATGGTACACATTATTAAAATTGTAAAACGTATATAAATGAACAGTCATGTTGTTCTACTGGCAGTGGTGTGTTCCGCACTACTTGCAATATGCACCATAGGCTATTCGGTTTATAAATATAACACATATTCCAATTATATTAACTGGGCGCGGATTTTTCACACACTGCAGGGTGCATGTATCTCTTTACCACTGATTGCGTTTTCTGTTCCAATGAGTACATCAGCGCATGTAGTAATGGTTACGGGCGGCGTGATTGCTACACTATCATATCCCGCATACAACATAATAAAACTTATCCGTACTCGCAATGATCCACCAATCTCTCGACAGAACGGTTCTATTGTTTCTCCAAACACAAGCTCACATGTAAATGGTCTTGTACTTGGTATTATTGTTGCAACTATGATCAGACAGATGATACAAACAGAACACCATCATAAACCAAAAAATAAAGTGATTGACATCATGCAGTTTGTCATACTCATTGGCGGATTACTCACATCTAGTATCGTTATTCTTACTACGATCTTAGTACAGCAATCTTAAATTGACTCATCGACGAATTGTAACATAGCAAATAATTTTTCTGGATTCTCTACAGATATCTCTTCGACGTCGTGCTGCATTGCAATTTGCTGAATTACATTTGGGGGTGGGTAATTGGTTGAATCGTTATCATATGCAGCAATTTTTTTAACTCCGTTCAAAATACGCATTGTGGGAAACTGATATACACTCCCACCAGCCTTTCCCTTGTTTGCAAAGAAGTTGTCCATATTGTCACGTTCCAATGCAATTAGATTAACGCGATTTTCACCAGCAAGTACTTGAACAAGCGCGTTCCAGTATGGCATAAAACGTTTACATGGACCACATGACTTCCAGTAGAATAGAACAACGGTTGGAACACCAGTATCCTTTTTCAGTTTCAAGAAGAAGTTCTTATCGTTTAAGTTTACGACGTTGTCAAGTGTCCCACGATGGCCCACTACTTTCGACCAAAACATAACACGTGGTTCTTCAAAGTTTGTCATACGTGGTTGCTCTTCTTCTTCCTCCGAATTTGATATCACAGTTGCGGCGATTACCCCGGCAACAATCAAACCGGCGACCGGTGCGATTATAAAGATCATCTTTTATATTTATAAAATATTTTTATATAAATGCTACAACCAATAAAGACACAGACGTTTGTGCCAATATAATAAATCTAGCCAGGCGATCTTCTACATTAAACTGTTCCCCAACCAACCCCCACATTGCTACAATGCTAAAATGTAAACTATCTATATATTTACCACTACCCGATACATGACTCACGGTATCATTGAATGCAAAATGGTATACCAACGACATGATTAATGTGAATATCACAAGGAATATTATTTTACGAAAACGCAGTGTCGTTTTAATTGCACCATTCATACGAAAAACTTTATTTACATTTGAAATATTTTGTTGCGGTGCACTATATTGCGTCGGGTACATTATCTTTTATTTAAAGTATAATATTTTTTATGAGCCGGGCGACCGACGCACTTAACAATACAGTCGGCAATTGCATACAACATACATACAAATAGCATCACAAGAATTTTCATTTCTTCAATGTTACAGTGTTATAGTTCTCGGGTGTTATAAACTCACCGACGGCACATTTATGATTTTTGGATAATTCCCTGATATTGCAATACATTACAGTACATCTCCCCGTATGGTTCCCGCGAGCATATCGAGCGGCTTCTTTTATATCCGTAGCTGATGCAGATTCTACAATTACATGAGGCCCAGACTCATCTTCTATATGAAACCACAATGCATCGAACTCGTTAAAAAAAAGAACCATCTCTTCATTATCTCTAGCATTTTGTCCAACATATACTTTATTGTTAGATTCCAGTGTATATGTTCTCATATCCGATTTACGGCATTGTTTGCCGATTCAATAATTTTCTTGACCGAATCATACAGAGCCTTTGCCATAATACCAGACGACTTGCCTTCATTATATAACACCAACCATTGGTGATTATTTGTCGTTACAATATCATTCTTGTTATTTTTAAGATCTACACCATTTACTACCATATTATCTTTTGTCGTTATATGTTTTATTTCTTCATTTATCACGTCACCGGATATATTTACCGGAAATACATATAATTCGGTAATGCCTTGATTACCTGCCTTAAAATTGTCCAGGATCGTCTTTTTTAGTTTACAATCTCGTTTTGTAGCTGACCCATTAATCGGGTCATTTCCAACCGAGATTAAACAATTTGCTGGATCAAGTAAATCCTTACGAATTTTCAACAATTGCACTGCAAGTGAATATAATCCCATGTTATGTTCATAATCATCAACTGACAGATACTTCATCAAATGCATGGCTCTAGCAATGTGTTCTTCACAGGTAAATCGCACATCCTGGCCGCCGTTTCCATCGGCATTCTGTTTACGTATGTTATCGTACATTGTAATCATCTCCTTTAATGCAGGTATCAATTTTGGATGAACATACAACCATGGCCCTGAAGATTTTATGGTTACAGCATATTTACCATTCACGCTTTGCCCAAAGAGTGCTAGCTTCTTGCATTGATCATTGTCTATGGTAGCGTCGCGTTTCATTATAGCAATACTCTGAATTGTAGAATATGCATCATTCGGACTTAGTAAAAACACTTCATCAACAACAACCGCAGCTTTTACTTCCAATACGTCATAATAATCAAATAGCATAACATCATCATTTCCAAAATACTGCATCAATAGTTCCGGAATGGTCACTGCCATTGGACCGGCACGAGAGTATGCATTTACTGCCATAGTTAGCAGTTTACTAATGTACATCCTCTCGTTTGGATTTCCCTGAAATTCATAATGAATTACGTGATTTTTCACATTGTCTAAATATGATTGGTAATACATTGCCGTAACCTGGTCATACATTACGGTTGATATTGGTAAAAACTTAGAAATGTTATTAAATACAGTGAGATTCCCTGGGTTCCCAATAGCAGCCTTTAGCCATGGTTTCTTTGATTGATCCGTAATTATACCAGTAATAGGATCGATCTCGATGTCTTCATTGCGCGTAAATTGCCGCACATTTCCCCAATAGTCATTTGGAGACAGAATCCAAATTGGAACACCAGCATAATATTCGACATCAGCTTTCGTAAGATATAAATTACTATCAAACGAAGAAGACATTATACTATAATTCACATCTACATGTTTGTATTGATCCCGTGATGCAGGAGTTCGTACGTAAACTCTACAGGCAAGTATATAGCATTCGGCAAAATCTTTGGCAATATTGTTTAGAGTGGCAAGTGCTTTTTCTGGTGTGGCCATGTTTACCTTTATATAACGATTACAAAAAATTAAACATTATCTATTTAGTTATAACATGTATCTACCTTGGAATTTTTCGGAGAGAGTGAGTATACATCTACCTTACTAATCTTTGTACGGTTTCCATTGCTCACATTCATGTAACGGAAACGCAATTCTTCAGTGAGGCGTTTAAATGGTTTGATCTCGTATTTATCGGGATGCCCACTTTGAATTATTCTAATTGCAGCAAACCCCTCAAATGCAATCACTCGGATTTCAACTGGACCATGTGCCTCGACCCGTGCATTAAATTCAACCGAATCATTTCCTGGACTATCTACACTGTTTCCATATAGAGATAGAACAAATGCACCACTATCCCGACGGAGTTCAATCGCGTTTGTCTTTAGCCACGAATCATCTTTCACGTCATCACTTGTTGCAATGGTCACCATATTACCATTGTCATTTGCAGTTAGATCCGCTTTAAATGCAATTACAAACCCATGTAAATCTATTTTTGCATCAATATTTTCCATATACTGTTGACCAATAGCATTACAATCCGCCCCGGGACCAAACATCATATAACCAATTAACACGAGTGCTAATATAACTATAAACCCAATTACTACAGCCTGACGAAAATCTTTTGGATTGTCATTACCCCATTTAATTAAATTCGACATATTAGATTTTGAATTTTTTTGTTCGTTCTTCATTCTTTCAAGTTCCTGCTGTAGCCTAGCCGTCTGTTCTTTTTGTTTCTGCGCGGTTGCCTCACTTGCACTGGCTGCCATTTGAGCATTAATAAGTGAAGAAGTATCTGGCTGCGCAGGTGGTTGTTGAGCGGCGCCCGCGGCTTGTGGATTTGGAGCAGGTGCACCGCCGCCTGCAGCTGCCATCGCGGCAGCTAGTTGACTTGAATCCATTGCACGCGATCTACGCCCGGCAATATTACTTGAAACTGACATATGGCCAGTTTATATTTTATATAAGCCAAATAAAATATTTTTACATTTAACGAAGTGCGCGCTCACGTGCAACAATTGCCTTTTCGCGATTATCAAGTTTTGCTTCCTTATTAGCAAGTTCAATCTGCGAGCGCATTAGCTTAGCTGTTTCACGGCGAATCCACATTACATGACTGGAACCGTCCTGCATTTCTTCAGTGGGGTAATCGGTCATCATCGTATTAATAAGGGTATCAATATCTTCCTTACCAATCTTGACATCATTCATAAGCTGATCCATAGTAATGTTCTTTATTATGGGTTATATATTTTTGTCTCCAGGATATTAAATCTGATTCCTGGCTGTTATCTATATGTCCGACGATCATTATGGTAATTCATTTGGTGACAATACACTAGATGAAGAGATTGAAATTGAGTTAATGCAAACTGATGCAGCTGTATATTCACCAGAAGAATTGTTTGCACTTTTGTGTGCAAATGAACAGTATGCAATTTCACGCATTGGTGGGTTTGAAAATATTGATGATTTATTTGACATGTTAAGTAATGTATGGTTGGATAATCACCCAGACCTGGAAACTATCTCATATTATAAATGGCTACTTGGCAAAGTATCTGATCTACACTCGGCCACGGATTCGGAACTAAAACCAGCAGAAATCGAACAACTTTTTGATATAACAAGCATTGGTATTTACAGACTATTTCGTATTTGTATGACTGTACCGGACGAAAACAGAGATGTTTACATGTCAGATACAGCAGAAGGTCTTGAACGACGAGGCAGACTTGCTCACATTTTAAAAACGGTGCAAGTGTGCAAAAATTATATGGTTGCGCATTCTATGATGACGAATCATATCAATTCGTCTCGCTATGCCAGTCTGACCAAGTATGAAACAACAGTCAATATTATTTCTGATACTGATTTAAAACCTCACCAGCAGGTTGAGAACCATATTCTTAACCAACTAGATAACTATGGATACAGGCATTATAAAAAATATTGCTACAAGCGCATTGTCACAAAGGACAACAGTCCGGTATTTGCATGGGAACGTAAGGAAAAAGTCACAGATTTCATTCCAAATGAACTTACAATGGAGAAGAACTATGCAATGTATAAATTATATACTCATGCACCATCGTATAATATGAATGCTCACCTATCGCGTTTCCTCACCGAGGATTCCAAGCAGATACGTTTCCTCCCACTTAACCCCAACCGGCACATTTATTCATGTATCAATGGTATTTATCATACCAAACATTGCGCATTTTATGACTATGCAGATGAGCAAAATTGGCCACAGATTACACAACAAGCAATCGATCGAATGGTTAAGTATGATCCATCTGCAGTAGACTTTGTACCACCAAATGGCAACGATACGTGTCTGCGTCATTATGAGTATGAATTTAAGCACGGTGATTACATCAATAACTGCACGGATTTCATGGACATTGATCCAAGTGTATTCAAGTGTCGCGATTTTGACAATGTACTTGAATACCAGAAACTCACACCAGATACGATTGAAAATATATATGGACTCATTGGTCGACTTTTCTTCGAAACAAAGCAATTTGATGATATGCAGCTTCTCCTATTTTTCAAAGGTGTAGCTGGGTCCGGAAAGTCTTCCGTCCTCAATCTCATATCCGAATGTTTTGATCCCGAAGCCATTGGTATTCTAAACAGTAACTGTCAGGACCAGTTTAGTTTAGAGCACATTGCTGATGCTCATATTGTTATCACATATGAGGCAAAGCGTGACTTCAGGTTTAATCAGGCGACGCTTCAGCAATGTGTTTCGGGTGAAGGCGTTACCATCGTTCGCAAGGGTGAAAAGAGTTATGACAAGAAGTGGACAGCGCCGTTCGTTATGGCAGGTAACGAACTCCCAGGGTGGAAGGACGCTGCCGGTTCCATGGCTAGGCGTCTTGTGCTCGTTCCATTTAACCATCGTGTTATCGAACAAGATGAAGAGCTTGGTGATAGAATGTCCAAGGACATTCTAGAATATATCCCCAAGTTTACCATCATGTACCGCCAGATGACAATTCGGTCAAATAAGAAGGGATTTTGGTCCGTTCGTGGTGACGGAACTACTCTTTGTTCACAGCAGCTTCTTGATGTACGAAATGAAATCATTTCTGAGCTCCAGCCGCTCGTGAATTACATGCTTAGGTCTGGGAAGTTTGAACTATCTCATATGGATAATTCACTCCCGGCAGCAGACACATACATCACAGAGGCAATCTTTCTCGAGGGATATCGTCAATATTGCCGCGATACTGGTCTTCAGATGGGAACATGGAACGCCGATCTTTACCGTACCGTATTCGAGGATTATAAAATTACTAGGCGCCAGGCTGTTCTCGAATACGACGGCGTGGAAACAAACGCATATTTCCTGTTTGGTCTTCGTTTAGTACAGGCTTAACTATATGTATCCAGTTCAGACGTCGTCATATTTAACACGGTTTGAGCTAGCTAGATTAGCTGGTATTGTGGAGTTACAGTTACAGGATAACAAAACGTCAGTCATTGATAGTAGCAAAACACTACATGACCAAGCCGTTGATATTGTTCTTAATAAAGAAACTGATATAGTAATTCGTCGCATACTCCCAGGTGACTCATATGAAGACGTGTCACTCAAAACACTAGAAACTAGTCATCTTAAAATTTAATATTTTGTATAAATAAATGAAGTTTCATAAATCACTTATAATACCATTTACTCGTAGAATATTATGGTTTATGATGGTATTTATTATACTGTACCTTTTATGGGAATTGGCCGAAGTGGATTGGCCAGTATTAGTAATAATACTACTAACATTCGTTGCATATGAAGCCGGTACATATGATCCTAAAAAAGCTCCATTTATACCTGGATTAGTCACTGCTTAGTCAGATTGGTTATATACAATCCATATGTTAGATATGACGGATAACACATATAATGTCACAGAAGTGGAGCCGGTAAATACGCATATACTTAGGTGCACACTGGTAAATGCAGATTCTACAATTATTATTGATATCAATAATGAATTATTTCCACTATCACTTGGTGATACAATTGAAGTATCGCATACATCTCCCGAATATGAAGTAAACTATACTACAATTACAAATACAACTAACAAACAACTTGCATCAGCCGGTGGCCTTCTTGTGGAATTTACACCTAGCATCAATGCAGGTACTACATTTACAATTGGGCTAGCTAAGGTAACTAGTAACTCATCCAAGCGTTCTAAACTAGTTTAGTTGATATAGTACAATGTCTGTAGTATATGGTTTCATTCCATCAAATGCACATCCACGTTCGTATGCAATAAAATGCATATCACCAAGTGTTGTTATAGTTGAATATGCCGAAAATCCATTATCAATTGTTAATATTTTTTCCCATCTGGATCCCATGACAGAATACCATACTGACAACCCAGCACGTATAATTTTATTTTCTGGACCGATATACAACATACCAGTCTTTAATGAAATCATTGACCCGTGGCATGTAGATCTTCCATATTTTGTATTCATATGCCACTTCATATGTACATCTTCCCATGTAGACCCATTGTCGGACGAATATGTAATAATACGAGGAGATGTGATTGTATCAAGAGTAGTTGAACTTCCATTTGTAGTATGGTATCGACAATTAATCATTAGTGCATCTCCTCCAATCCGGATCACTTGACATTCATTACCCATATTGATTTTGTTAGACACCGACCATGTCTGACCATATGTATCTGAATAAAATGTAGCAGACCCACCGTCATAGTTTACTGGTACGATTAATCGATGATTGTTATACAATGCAGATCCTGGACCGGTTGCAATCCAGTCAGATGCTTCTGACATTCCGATAATTTCGGTTGTAATATCAGTAGGTTTTATCCATATATGCGCAGCACTATCCATTGATCTCATGTAGTATACTTGCTTGTTGTTCTTACAGAAGAATAGATGTAGTGCACCATTTGCATATACAGTCGTTGGATTTCCATATGTAATCCCTTCCGCTTCAAATAGGATATGAATATCACCCCAAGTATCTCCACCATCAGACGAACGTTTTACGGCTAGTCCAATTGTTCCATGGTCGTATGATGAATATTTACGAGCTTCGGCAAAACATAACATGTCCCCATTTCCAACAACAACTAATGACGGGACACGATAGGTATAATAATCACCTTCTTTGCGTTTGTATATCGTTACGATATCTCTAGGTGCACCAAACATAATACCAGTTTTACCAAAACAAATATCCATAACTGTATTGTACCATTGAATAACTGTATTGCACAAACTTATTATATGAAATGCAATCAAATCATAAAACAAGTATAGTACACCTGTCATCATTATCACTCATATATTATATAGGATATATATCAATCTGACAATGGACACGCAAAAAATATGTATTTGGGCACACTGTGATCTATGCAATGCTAAAATAGTAAGTACACAGTCGACGTATTATGCATTTAGTATTCCTCACTGTTCAAATTACTGTAGACTTCAAAATCTAAAAAAGATTAAGTATTTTGAACAAATATATTATCCGAAGAAAAAGTAAATGGAAATACAACCTCAACGTCATGACATATCACATATATATATGTTTAGTATAATATTATGGAATATCGCATGTCCCTTAGTATATAGACACTGTATTAATTTCTATGTCATACCTCGCATGAATATATATCTATCAGAATATGCAATCCTATCTATCGCGCCACCGGAAATCGAACCAATGTCTATACCCACTGCGTATATGTTGGTGTTTTTACAATCGGTAAAATTTGTACGTTATTAACTGATAAAAGCATTTCGTTTAAACCCAGAAATTGCATCTGCAGTATATGTTGGTAATAGCATATGTGATAGAAGAGATCCGATACCGAGACATGCAAGTACTTGAAAGTAAAAATTTCTATCTTTACCAGTTGTTGTTGTTGTTTTTTGAATGCAATATATAGTGGCACATACCACAACCATTACAATGGGCCACAGATACTCGTGATAATACGCAGCTTTAAAATCTGCCGAAGTTGCTTGCTCTGTGTTTACAAATGTGAACGCAGATCCTTCTACGCATCTACTATCTTCTGGGTGTATCTGTGTACAATATTTCGTAAATGCAGGCCCAAGTAACGCTTCTACATCTTCACGTGAACTTAAACGAGCGGCTTCCATGCATGTACGTGACATGAGTTGACCGTCACTATTACATGATTCTAATATTTGACGTGTTGTTACGGTGGCAGTTGGTATCTTTCCGTAGATATGATCAACTGCGATAGATTTACATCGATTTTCAGTATTATCATCCGGTGTCACGCCAAGAGATTGTTCACAATCATTTTTTAAACTATTTGTTTCAAGTGCAGCTGCCATATTTATTTGATTTTGCGCATCAACCGATGGTTTAGCACCAGTCCCCTCCCCCTTTTTTATTTCTAAATAATCGCCACTCCATCTTAGTATATATTGATTGCCCATTATATATGATACTTGCTCAAATTTTGCGGTACGTGCACTTTCAGTAGAGTAAAAGTTTGTAGAATCGTGTTTATCGTTTTTAATCCCTAAATACGTATGCATATCCCATTTTAATAGATTTCTAGCAGTGTCTGCTGTATTGTGAGGTATGGTCGGATCAATATATACTTCCATTACTCGTTGCCAATCTGCTCCGGCACCTGCATTGTGTATAATCATCATGGGGTCAATGTGTTGAACGTAATCATTTGATATACCATAGTAATACGCATATCTATGTTTTATATCATCTTTATTATAGCGATATGCAGTTGTTCGTGTATTTAAAAATGAGTTTACAGATAGACCAGGGATCAATGCGATTTCGTTTGCCGTGACTACTCGAACCTGTTCCAAGTCAGTGAGTAGAGTGATAGATGTCACAGAAGATTTTGCTACCTTACGGAGATCATTCCCGGCACGTCCATTAAATGCAATTATAATACATGGACATCTATCGCGTTTATCCATCACTCGACTCCCCAATTGTAAACACAAATCACCCCAACAACCAACAACCGGAGAGTCCCAGCTATCCAGTACATAGCAAGCAAGCGGATTAACTTCCACTGCTTCTCCACTTATAGAATCCTGGACAATTATTGGATTAGTCGGTGAAGCTGGACCGGCATTATTAACCTTACCCATTGCCTTTCCAATATAAAACCCCTCATCCATCGCAGCGGATACGGCTGGTGTTGTTTTTGGAGTGTTACTGTATAAATACTTTCTGTAATAATAAGAGTGTGATCTACGATAACATACAGTAGCACCCGGCTTTTCGCCAATATTCATAAACTTTAATGGAATTGGTGCCTCTCGAACATGTTGCATCAGATCAATTATATCACCAATATTGCCAGGTGGATCCATTAGTTCGGTACACATTATGGCATTCGTTGCAGTTCCGAGACATCGATCCCTGATAGCTTTACTTGCTTCTACGTGTTCGGATATAGAAGGTGTAATACTCTGAACAACCCAACAGTTTGGATTATCCGGATCACCACACTTTTCATCGAGTTTACGTTTTATGGGACAAGCTTCATTGTTATCAATCATGCGTTTACACTGAGAAGTGGTTAAATCCGGACAACATCCCATCGCCCCTTTTCCAATAAATGGTGCAAATGTTCTGGCTTCATCATATACAGATGCAACACCGCGCGGCATTATCATTATAACAGTTCCATTTCTAAACAGGGGTCTGCCGGATGGAAATGTAATTTCGCCGTTTAATACATAATCAGGCATGATCTTTATATATTCAAAGTTAAAAAATTTATAACACTATTTCTTCCTAAACTCACGTATTTCTACATTTTCTAATACATTATTAATTGTTTCCTTTACTACATATAGTGCATTTGGGGCAGTCTTATCTTCTCGTGTTTTAATTGGTGCAAATGATACACGTTGAGTATGCGTATCAATATCTACACCACATTCTACAATGACTGAGTTTTCCGCTGGAAACCTAGAAAAGTACGTATCAAGTATAACATTGTTTCGTACTTCATATAGTTCAAACACCTTGTTGTTGAGCGTGATATTTACGGATGGCGTTAGTGCACGATAGTGCATGATATATGGCGTTCGGTCTCCTTTATATACAAAAACATCAATCGTATTGAGTGGCTTCCATTTATATACCCTTGATGTCACAACTGTGGTATCTGGTGTAAATATAATACCGTCATTCAAATGTGGCACTTGCATTCGTGTATTCCATAGTAATATTGTATCTTCTGCTTTTTTTATCATCTTGGCCCGAATACTTATACCGATAGCAGGTGGGATGTAAACTTTATTCATTTCCTGAATCGCACCTTCTACATCCATCGCATCGACATCATCGTCCAATATACTATTATTCATGGCAGTAATGCGGGTAGTATAATCTTCAAGAAGTAAAGAGACACCCTTGTCTACATACATATCAAATGCAAGAAATACATCACGCCGTGGGACATTATCCGAGCGTTCTGTAACGATTTCTCCATCAAACAATGTGTCATTGAAGTATTTCTCAGGCGCCCATACTTCCACTTCACGAATCGTCAGTTTCCTATCGATTAATACAGCGACAAACTCATTGTTGTATTTTGTAAGGAGAAGCATTGCTCGAACTCCGTCGGTTTTCAGCGACGCACAAAATTTACCATTCATGATTGTTGGTATAACAGAACGTTTAAAACTTTCTGGTTGTGCAATCGGGAATCCATTTTTTGAAGTAGAACCAGTTAGTTGGGTTAATCTATGTTGCAAAAATGTTTTCTTGTCTTCGTCAATTACCAGCTTACCGTGATCATTTGGGACTGGGTATGATGACAGGTGAAGGATTTCACCGCCTGTGTATATGATGTCGTTATACCGCATGTCTATGTGGTATATTACAGTTTTACAATCTGACAACATTTAGTACTCCATTTTGGTATATGTAATAATTCAAATGTCTATAACAATGTGACAGGAATCAGATTTAACATGTATAAATCATATAGTAGAATAGTCTTAGATAGCTCATATCATATAATCATGGTCAAGCGTATTCGTCAGGATGGTCAGCCAAAGCGCCCAGTTTCCGGATTCATTCGATTCATGAACGAGAATCGCGATCGATTCAATACTCAGTGCAAGGATCAGAATATCCAGGGCTCTCTCGTTACACATGTGGCTCGACTTGCCAAGGTAGAGTGGCGTGAGATGAACGATGAAACTCGCCAGTTCTGGAATGCCCCAGCGGCTGAGAAGATTGCTCTATACAACGAAGAGGTCGCCAAGTGGAACGCCGCCAACCCAACCCCGGTTCCAGTACAGGAACCAAAGAAGGCAAAGAAGGTCAAGAAGGAGCGCCCACCAGGAAAGGTCAAGAAGACTACCACGTCTTACATCCTATATTATGTTAACGAGCGCAACAATACCATTGCGGAGCTTAACTCCGAGGGCGCCGAAATTACATTTGCCAACATTGTTCGTCGCACTTCTTCCAAGTGGAAGGCGCATACACCAGAGCAGCGCGCGCCATGGGACGCAAAGGCCGCCGAACTTGTTGTTCTTGCAAAGGCAGAGGCCGCAAAGGAGCTCGAGGAGCACAATGCCAAGATGGCAATGGAGACTACCGATACCCCAGTCGATGACACTCAGCAAGTTGCTGATGCACCCATTGTCGATGCACCCCCACCAAAGCCAAAACGCAAGTACACTCGCAAGCCCAAGGTAACTGAGCCAGTCGTTGAGCCAGTTGCCGAGCCAGTCGCTGAGCCAGTTGCCGAGCCAGTTGCCGAGCCAGTTGCCGAGCCAGTTGCCGAGCCAGTTGCCGAGCCAGACACACCAAAGCCAAAGAAGAAGCGTATTAGTAAGAAACAGTAAAGTGTTTGTATATTGTATATTGTATTATAATTAACAAGTTCTTAATTTTGGATTAATACACAACAGATTATTCATCTCCTTAAATGGAAGTGTTCCATTCCCATTAACCAATCTCTGATAAATAAAATGATCTCTGCCACTTGTATCATTTAACGGAACCGGATAGACAAGCTTACTTAGATATGTACAGTATGTACGGTTGGGTGCATGTGATAAAATTGGCTTTCGGGTATCAAACTCGATAAGAGTCATACCAAGTGCCCATATATCTGCCTTCATTGGGTCATTTTGTTCATGAAAGTAATATTCAGGGCCACGATACCATTCTGCATGTGGGGCAAATTCTTCAACCTCTCCCGGTTGGATTAAACCCGATAGGGAAAAGTCAATAAGGACAACCTTTCGTTGAGAAGTAAGCATAATGTTCTCTGGTTTAATGTCTCGGTGAACAAAACTGTTGTTATGCAAATGCGATAATGCAGCAATCAGTTCAGACATCAACCGCAACCGGTCATTAATTGGATCAGTGCTGTATATTACATCCGCCATGCTACGTGCGTAAATGGGCATACAAATATACGTACCAATGGGGGTTGTCTCTGCTGCAATAATTTCAGTGATATTTGGGTGCCGAAATTGTTCTCTTGCAAAACGTACTTCATTTTCCCCCTCTGTGTAGAAATCATTCGTCAAATACTTTACAATAACGTTTTGTGTCATACTCCCTTTCATATTGACCTTGCCGGTGTAAATACTAGAATGACCACCGGAAGTGAATGGTGTACAATCTGTTATAATGGCATCTGTCAATACGATTATTTGTGATACATATGAATTAGTTGACATGTTTTTGTATGTATATAAATAAAGTGATGTACGGGTTTGAATACATATACCAGGCAAGTCGTATAACAAAAACTGCAATCATACTCGGTATATTTATTATTATAGGATTGGCTACGCGCAATTGGAGCGGAGAGATTGACCCGGATAAGGTTCAATTAGAGGATGAGATTGCGCATAAATATACGGGACCACATATCGGGAAAAAAATTAAAGCAGCTGGTAAATTCGATAATATTAAAATTACAGGTACAGATAATATAGAAGACTCGATTGATTATTGTGCAGACACATGTATTACTAACAAACAATGTGGGGGATTCAACTTTATTGGGAATAAATGCGAATTTATCGCAGGGGAATTAACAACACCAGTGGATTCGGTGGAAGAGGATGGGGCCGTATCTTTTATAAAGACATGGCTTTAATCATCCCGCTTCTTCTTGGCATCGTCGTCATCGGCCGGTGGGGCATACGCTAGCATAAACGCGAGAAGCTTGGCCTCATCCGATGCCTCATTCTCGCCGGTAATGTCCTCGAATGCTTCATCGATGAGCTCACGGCCGTCATCGCCCTCACACGCGAACTTGAGAGTCATGGTTGCCCCGCGTACACGAATGCTGTTCTCCTTCTTATGGAGCTCGCAACCGAGCTTGGCGGCCTCGCAGAGGACATCAATTGCAAAGTGGTTGACACAGTCGCCCTTGCGAAGGATACGACGGCCCTTGTTTAGAGAAAGGGAGAAATCAAATAGAACCTCCTCGTCCTCATCAGAGTCGGAGTAATCAGACTCGGCCTCAGACTCGGATGTCTCGGTAGACGCATCGGACATGTACTCGTCCTCCTCCTTCTTGGAACGCTTGGTCTCCTCGGTAGATGGCTTGCGAACGGTTTCCTTAACTGGCATAGACATATCTATAGTATTGGGTGTATAAGCTTCTTGTTTCTATATACAACAGAAAAAAGCAATCTGACACCTGTCAGATTTATATAACATTTTATGGGTGTTACCATATATTATAAGTCTTTGTTAATACGAATGATACCCGAGGTCATATCAGACGTTAACAGTTTCACTTTTTATATAAAGTATACACGGACAAGTTAATCATATGTATATTAAAAAGGTTACTGCTTTACTCGATGAAGCGAAGAAACTACATAAGCAAGATATACCAGTAGAAATTGAAGTTAGAATTGGATCGATTGAAAATGGTACATTTAAAGCAGGAGTACCTCGCGGTAGATATAATATGATGATGGACTGGTTTCAGCAATCTAATTTAACAACTACAGGTAACTGGACTACGAGTATTGCGCATTTTACAGGGAAACACGAAAGGTGTATCATTACGAAAGATACACCAGGGTCGGTTAAAAATATCGAACTCGTTGAAAAGAAACCAGTTGGTTCAATTATACTTTCCAGCAATCACCCAGAGGGGATTGCACTGCGTTTCTGTGTGTACACCGAAAAACCACTACCGAATAAAGGTACAGTAACAACAGGAGGCATGGTTCGGTATCGCCAACGAAAGAGTTACTCCATCGATTCCAAGGGGTATGAGAACACATTTTCGTTTGATTTTACACAAGTATGGCAAGGAACATCTGAACGCAACGCGAAAGAATTACATCGTCATAGTAAAGATACACGATTTGAAATTGAGCTTGAACTCACAAATAATACGTATTTAGAAGACATGTCCAGTAATTATCTAGCCGATTCCATTATTGGAAAGTGTGTGTCACTCTTTCAGCATGAAATGGAAGTTGGAAGAGCTTTTGATTTAACTGTTGTATAATTATATGTGTTATAATATAAACATGTTTCTATTCATAACACTTATATTTTCCCAGACGCCTGTACCTCATATTATAAATGGCGTTGATGCCGATATTTCAGAGTATCCATCTAGTTTATCAATGCAAGCAAATGATCAGCATTTCTGTGGCGCTGTCTTAATTTCTGATTATTATGCACTCTCCGCGGCTCATTGTTTTGATGCTATTGATTTTACTGGTATTGTTATGTCAGGAGGTAAAACAAACTTGAACTCGAATGGAGGCAAATCGGTGTTTGCAGAAAGCGCATATCTACATGCGTCATATGATAGCAGTCTTATTACAAATGACATTGCAGTTATTAAACTGGCATCTCCACTACCATTTGGATTTGCTGATTTTACTGCAACAAGTGTTTCTGAAACTGAAGATGTTACATCTGTTGGATGGGGTCTTACTTCACCAAATGGAAAGTCATCCATGATACTACAATCAACGGAACAACGTGTTTATGCGGACAATACATGTGATGCCGCATTGATAGGTACGGTTGTATGTACAAAGAGTCCAACACTCGATACGACAACATGTAACGGTGATTCGGGAGGTGGTTTATATGACAGTTCCAATAAAGTCGCTGGTGTATTGTCATATGGTTATGTGGGATGCCCAGTTGATGGCGTATCTGGATATACTGATGTGTCCTACTACAAAGATTTTATATGTTGTTATTCCAAAAACACAGCGGTGTTTGACAATGCACAGTGCAGCATAGATCTGGCAACATGTCAAGCGGCAAATCCAGCTGTTCTTATCGTTGCATATACAAACCTGATTTTCATCTTTCCAGTTTTAGCCGGGACGTTTGCACTATGTATGGGTACATGGAACGCAGTTGATAATTACAAGAAGTATTCATTGCGTACATAGATAGATAACAATACTTGTTACCATAATCAGATTTTTGATTTATATATATAAAGCAACAACATGGGACGCTTCTCCATCGATCAGGCGATTCTAGATCTTGATTGGGAGGTTGCAAACCGTGTTCAAATGAACACCAATGCACTTCGTTCCACAATGTCACTTCGTTACAATGTAGGTGTGCGTGACGACAGTCGGCTTACGTATAACTGGGCGATTGGTACGGTTCGTGCTCCAATTGAAGAAATTATGGAGGAGTTGGCATTTATCCAGTGGCTATCTTCCCATACAAACTACCAGCAAGTTTGTGAGGATGGTCTACGTTCCATCGCAAACGATATTAAATTCAAGTATCCCGATATTCGCTGGTCCAAGGTTTGGACGATTGTTCGCGGCATCGGCCCGGATCTCATAAAATATACACTAGTTGATAAATATAGTGCGGGTGTTCCCGATTTAACTAAGATTAACGCATAAATAGTTTCATCTTTTTTCATAACATTAAAACAAACTAATCTATATGTTTACTATACTTTTATCATATTCTCATATTGTTCACAGATGCGCAAGTAATGACATCACATCACAACATGATTCAACCATGATTACAGACAACTACAATAAGTGTGACAGTGCTACTATATCATACACTGCGCCACATGATCACGTAATCCTCGAGTGTTATGGAAAAGACGCATGCAAAGATCTAACATTTCAATGCGGAAATCCCGGAAAATGTCACCTGATGTGCACATATACAGATGATGAAGACAATGATCCAAGTTGCAACTCAGTTGATGTTACGCAGGGCATCAAGGTTACATGTATGACACCCGAGTCATGCAACAGTGTAAAGTACACAGGTGGCAGTGACGTAACAAATTTCGTCGGTCCTCCAAATAATAATGCAATTGATTACACATGCCCAACCGGATGCAATGGTTGCTGGGATATTAAGCATCTTAACTGCAAAGATTACGATTACGATGAATGTACTAAAAAAGATGATACCGATCACATTCATTACCCATGCAACGATGAAGATGAGGGTAACGGAAATGGAAATGATGATGATGAGGGTAACGGAAATGGAAATGATGATGATGGAAATGATGATGATGGAAATGATGATGATGGAAATGATGATGATGGAAATGATGATGATGGAAATGATGATGATGATCTATCTTCATCGCCATCCACACCGCCACCATCTGCATCGCCAACTTCACCGCCACCATCTGCATCGCCAACTTCACCACCACCATCTACATCACCATCCCCACCGCCACCATCTGCATCACCAACTCCACCGCCACCGTCTACATCGCCGTCCCCACCGCCACCATCTGCATCACCAACTCCACCGCCACCGTCTACATCGCCGTCCCCACCGCCACCATCTGCATCACCAACTTCACCACCTCCATCTGCATCTCCATCACCACCACCATTCTGTTACAATAAAATCATGACAGATACTAAATGTGCATTGGACAACACGCGTTACTTTAGACTTGAAACAAATGTATTTGAAGAATGCATCCAACAGTGCAAGAATACAAATTGCACGCATATGTCATTCGGATATTATATTAATACGAATGTATGCATGGGGTGTGGTAACGTCGAAGATCGCGAATATCACGATGGCTTCAACTTTTACGAGATGAATCTTGAAAACTGCATTGCACCTCCTCCTCCGCCGTCTCCGCCGCCGCCATGCATGGAAGTCGTTCAGACAAAAACAAAGTGTGCCCAAGACCACACGCGTCTATTCAAACTAAAGACGGAGAATATGGCAGAATGTTATTCCAAATGCAAGGAAACCGAGTGTACACACATGTCAACTGGGTCATGGAATGGAATTCCAATGTGTATGGGTTGCAAAAACGATCAGGACGTTACAGTGTCTGGGCACTTTGTACTTAACAAGGTCAACATTGAGTACTGTGACATTCCATCGCCTCCTCCACCACCCGCATATACATGCGATGATATGTATATCACAGTTGTACAAGATTACAAATGCGGGACGCCGACACCAACAGACCGTTACTATCGTGTACTCGATGTGCCAAATATTGAGGCATGCCGTCAGCTATGTGTAGACCATTCAGAGGATTGTAACTTTTACAGTTATGCATCGACTGGACAATATGCAGGCTATTGCATGGGATGTACTCACCCAGACCAAAAAGTATATGAAAAAGATTTCTTATTTCTACCAATTCAGAACTGCGACAACACACCATTTGAACCAGACGGTATTTAAAAATATAACAAAACTCATGTAAACTTATCCATCATAAGATTATGTAAGTGAGCAGATATTGCTCCAGATATTAGTTCCATGTCCTGTTCCACAATACTAAGTGTAAGTGGGTCTTTAAATGTGTTTACTAGTTTTTTAAATAGTCCCTCCACTTGTTCAATCATCTTGTTTGATTTTTTAACATCTTCTTCATCTAATGTTATTGTCATAAATTCAGATAGTTTTGTAATACATGTTATAAATAGAGTAAACTTCTTCTCGGTATAATTTTCTTCACGTTTTAATACCACGTAAATGCGATGAAGTGCATGTGCCATTGTATAATCATACATGATTGGCAGAAGTATTTCTATATCCACGTCCTCATCAAACTTTGGGAGAGCGTGTCCACTTGTGCGAATGGATTTTGCTACAAATGCAATGCCATATACACCAGCAGCAGCGGATGCTGTCTTTATTATATTTTTGGTGAGGGGTTCTAATGAATTCCAATTAGACATTTACTTTATATAATATACAAACATAATCTGATTACTTTCTAGCTTTCTTTGGCTTGGGTGCATCCTCGTCTAATGGAGTGAGGCGCTCTACAATATACTCATCTACTTCTTTACGGAGGGCGTTTAGATCAGTGATCCACATTTTATTTGCAGTCGTTTCACGAAGGGCATCAATATCGGTTGTGATATTACGGATCTGATTTCGTAACTTATCAACATTATCAGTTGTAAGTTGGCCAGTTGAAATATCATCAGTCAGGTACCTAAATGAGTTATTTGATCGCAAGTACCCATTCTGAGCCAGATATTCATTTAGAGAAGATGTACTCATCTTGCCAATCTTAATTTTACCTTCGATGAACTCCATGATGTACCGAATCTTATTATTTAGAAGGTCCATCTTGTGTGATGCTTTTTCAATTTGGGAAATACGAGATGCTTCATATAACTTAAGACGCTCGCGTGCATGTTCCTGGATAATCTGAGTTGGACCAGCATAGTGTGTAATCGTATTCTTGGCATTGTACAACCACATTCGGTTTGTCTGGAGTTTTGTCGATAGCTTGAGAGTAGTCACTGGGTCATCAATTGGCGAAGTGAGATTTAGTTTAATCGTAACACTATCAGGACCGAGATTCTTCTCGTAATTTTTAATCTTGTCTGGGATAAGATGCTGAATACTCTCAATCCAATCCTCTGTTGCGCGTCCAATTGGTAGTTCAGTGATAGTAAGTGTATTTCCACTCACTTCATATGTACCAATGGAATTAAACCCATCTGTTGTTTCTTCCATCTTTCCATTGTAGCCGACATACCACGGGACCCACTTGGAAGTACTTAGCTCTCCGCCATTTGCCATACGTTTGCATGCATCAATTACTTCAAGTGGGTTATATTGCGGCACATCGCACTTCCATCCAGTACCGATTCCGTTTGCACCATTTACAAGTACGATGGGGATTACTGGAATATACACGGTAGGTTCCACCTTTTTATTCTCATCCACGTTGTATGTTAATACATCATTATCCTCAGACTTGATTAGACGAGGAAGGAATGACGAAATATGAGTAAAGATGTAACGAGGGGCAGCGGCGCTGTTTTTGGCATGCCGGGATCCAAACTGACCACTCGGATATAGAAGTGGTAGATTATGGGAACCAGTATAAGTTGCGGCCATGCCAATAATTGTATTCGCAAGAGACACCTCGCCATGATGATACTGTGTAACCTGTGCAGCCGTACCTGCCATCTGTGCGACTTTTGCTTCATTCTTACCGACATGATTAAGTGCATAGAATACCACCTTGCGCTGTCCCGCCTTTTGTCCATCAAGCATCTTTGGAATGGAACGAATGTTATCATAATTTGAGAAATGCATTAGATCATCATAAATAAATCGCTCAATCGTAGTCGACTGTGCCGAATAGTTTACATTCGCATTAGGGTTATATTGATTCGCGAGATACTCCCTGCGCTCAGCAGACATCTTGGCGTCGAATGCAAGTTTCATTGCCTCAGTTGATGGCTGTCCCGTATTGTTGATGGTGATTACATTCTTGGACCATTCAGTGAAGTATTGCTTTGCATCCTTATCTGTAGATGTACCAAGACCCTTGTAGTACTTTACAGCAGCATTTTTTGAATCTGGGTGCTTGTCGGTGTATTCCCGATACTCTGCATCGGTATAAAATGTCTTACCAGCATGCTTACCGCTTGTAATCTTTAAGATAGGTGTCGCAAACCGCTTGATATAATCCGGGAAGACTTCAAGTAGACTTGGTACAAGAGTCATAATCAGTTGAATACATAGCCCAGAAATATGACTACCATCGACATCCTGATCGGTGAATATCACAAGATGGCGATATGGAAGAGCACGAGCAGACGCAAGATCGTACTTTTTGTATGGAGTGATTCCAAGAATCTGGATTAGCTCAGAAATCTCCTTGTTTGCAGCAAGTGCCTTTAAGCTACTATTTCCAGCATTCATAAGCTTACCGCGAAGTGGATACAATCCCATATTTGCATGGCGCTTTACTGCATTTCTTCCCACATTTGCAAGTTGTTTTGCAGAGTCCCCCTCTGTAATTAAAAGTTCAGCGTCATTCACCTTGAATAACTTTGTTGCTGGATCATACTTTGCAAACTGGGGGATTTTATTTTTTCCAACCTTCATATCCTTCTGTGCTTTTTTATCATCCTTATCATGTAGTAGATTCACAACTGATGTATATAGATCAGTTTTTGCCAGTGATTTGATGAATGATTGACTTAGATCCCACTTGAATCCATATTTACTAACGGGTGTATACAATTCTTCCTTTGCCTGCGAAGTGAAACGAGCATTTGGAATCCATGCCTCGGCGACAATTAGAAGTAACCCCCTTAACATGCTGGGATTAATATTATGCTTTTTTGAAAGAGCATTTGCAATGTTCTTGAAGATGTAATCATGAATTGTTCCACGTGTAGTATGAGCACCGTTTACATATACAATCGATTCAGCATGATCTCTTGCAATCGTCACAGCTACTTCAAGTCGAACCGTTCCATTCACTTCAACCTTGTCCATGCAAATCTTATCCAAAGAATCCCCCATTACCGCCTGGATATAACCCTTAATTCCCTTGAATGGGATTTTCTCACCATTTAGATGAACGGTGGTATGCTTCGGTGCGGTAACCGCGAGATCAAATACCTGGGAATGAATAATATCCCACTGACCTGCGGTTAGTGGACCACGTAGACCAAAATATGGTAGATCTGGAATAAATGTAATTGACACATACGGAGTTTTGTGTGAGGATTTCTTAACCACCGATTTCTCCACAGTATACATGTTATTTGTCCAGATACCATGATAGGACTGCTTTGTACTTGGATCATGTACAACAACTTCGAAATATTTGGAAAATACGTTGGTTAACTTAATACCAAGACCATGCTGTCCCAGCTTGAATGATTCATCGTCGTCGCCGAAATTCGTGCCTGTCATAAACCGACTCACTGCAAGTGCAACGGAGTAATCATTTCCATCGGGGACATATTCAATTACAAACTTGGTATTTGTCTCAATCTTGATGGAACTGTCCCGCTGATCTGTGGTAACCTTGATATTTTTTGCGACTGGGTTATTCTGGGATGCATCAGATGCATTTGCAAGCGGTTCTTCGATAATCTTTAATAGAGCAGGTACCATCATTTCCTTTACATGTTTTGGTCCGGTCATTGTCATAACTTCTTTATTATATTCAACTGGTTCAACGCCACCAACATACATACCCGGACGAGTTAAGATGTGATCGTGTTGAGTTAATACCTTCAACTTTTGACCAGACATATGTATAATATCTTACCTTTGTCCTTATATTAAAAAAAGATTTTGTTTATAACACAACCAACGATTTGCCATACGAATAATTTTCTCTCATACAAAGAATGGGCCTACGAATATACGCACTTGTGGCAATATCAATTGGCATAACGGCAGTATTATTAATATATGGCATAACACGTGGTGATGGAAATGTTACGGCGGTAGGTGGAATCTTTGCACTAGTCAGTGCATTTTCCGGAGTATACGCAGTATTCACATCTTCAAATGAAAACAACAAAGACATAGAGATGGTAAAACGTTGGGATTTACAACGAACTAATGCATCATTGTGGAGAAGGGTACATGACACACTCATAAACAATGGCACCCGACCGTCCCAAGTAAGTAATGAAATGGATAAAATCGGAAACATAGTTGGAGTAACATCGGGGAAGTCTGGTATGCCACCAGGTCTTCCATATACAATTTCACAAACACAGCCTGGGGTGTCATCGAGATATTTGGATAGCAAGAATAACCCAGCTATGTTGGGGTAAATAATTCAGCATGACATTATCCACGATTTGCCATACGTATAAGATTCTCTCCTAATATAAAACTAAATAGAAGCGACCATCGCGGAAGTCTACATTCCCCATGTCCTTATATTAAAAAAGAGTTTTGTTTATAAATTGTATAGATTAATTCAACAACTAACATTTTATATCTTTCAGTAACCGATCTATACCACCCTTAAGAGACTTAGTTCCAAATGGTATATGCATTAGAAATTGTTCTACTAGTTCTTTTCTAGTCTTATTGCATCTCATTGCGATAAGTTTATTGTGGTGATCTATGGTTGTATTCAGAACACTCATGATTTCTGTATCGGTCAATGGATTATCAATCGGTCGATCAAGTACCATTCTAATATGATATGCGAGGTTACGTGAACTAAATGTGAAACCGAGAGTCAACAGTTCTTGTTTGTGATGCAATGGAATAGTAGTATGTCCAGATCTTATGTGATCTACTAAATTACCGAAATCTTTATAATCCTTGGGTACATTGACATGTTTAAATTTTCGGTGAAATACTCTGAAATTAGGCATTATTGCGTTTTTCCATCTATTGTCACGTTCCACTATTTTTTGATTTCGCGTATCTAAACCCCATGTGTATAATTGTTCTTCATGTTCTTCTGGTATCGGAGTACCATTGCGTATACCATTTACTAACTTTCCAATATTTGTACCATAAATAGGATCATACACAGATATGTTTATGTGACCATACTTATTGTAATACTCTTCAAATTTAGGCATATAATTATTCGACCATTTTTGTTTATATAGACCATGTAACTCAGTACACAATCCCATAGTATGCAACTTATCCCTAAACTCAAGTGGAATTGTTGTATATCCTTGTCTGATATTACTTATTAGTTCTCCTAATATTTTATACTCAGTCGAACGATGTTTTACATTAACAGTTCCATATTTTGCATAACATTCTTCAAACATTGACATGTATATATTTTTAAATCGTACATATGTTTGTTTTGCAATTGATTCTTTCTGTATCATTAACCATAATTGACCCTGGCCACCCTTTGTAGAATTCATACCGTTTCTATATGTATCGAATTTTTCAATATAATATTTTTCATTGTAGTCCAACCATTCCGATATCGCACTAATATATGTATCTGAATTACGATTAGATGGTATAAATTTCTTTTGGTTCATTAATACCAATACGTATTGTCCATATGTTGTATATACCTTATCAAATTTTGTAGAAGATTTATTAATATGTTGACGATCACGTGTTTTAATCGATTGAATTGTTTGTCCTACATATACAACTTTTCCATGTATATTCGGATCATACATAACATTGTCAGTATTATTTACACATGATTCACCATTAGGAAGGCAATATGCATATATACTCGCGAGTTCATCTTTTATCTGCACCATAAACTCACAACGCTTTCTCTTTTTGTATTCATATACACCATCTTTTTGCTCACATTTTGACAAAGACATATCAATAACTGTTAAATAATTATGTACAAAAAATATGATTTTAACTTATACACGATTTGCCATGCGTATAAGATTCTCTCCTAATATAAAACTAAATAGAAGCGACCATCGCGGAAGTCTACATTCCCCCTGGTACATACTATGTCCATCACGTGGATCCGTTTGTGTATTCTTCCGCACCCAGTTTTCGCCTTTATATTTCTTGCAAAAATGTTTTGCAGCGTCTTCGTTTTTGACAAAACAGCGTCGAGTGTCCTCGTGAAATGTTTGCCATGCGTGACGTACATAATTTGCATCCGTAAATGAACTTTCTTCATACCAATCGTTAAATCCAATATATGGCTTACTGCCGCGATTCATAATTGCATGGGGTACACCAGACTTTGTCTGAACACGATATACTTCATATATCATTCTATCTTGATTTCTATTTTTATAATGTTTCGAAATATGAGCGTCGTCATATGTATCCATTCTACCATGTCCATCTTTTGCGTGCAACATCATACTATCGTCATTCTCCATACCCTTTGTGCACCATTGATATAATCGATTGATACCAAGGAAAAACATTCTAGGTTCTGAAATTGTTCCTTCATGTGCAACGGGTTCCCACTTTGGATTTACATTTCCATCATAATTTACAAAATGGCAGATCTCTTCTTCTCCATAATTCTTCTGATCATATGAAGTCACAGACAGTTTATATATTCCAACTCGTAAATCATTTGTATATTTACCCACTTTTATATGGGGAATATCTCGCGGCGTGCCATCTGGGTTTTTATAAACTTTTGGATCAGGTGGACCAATTATATTTACCCACACAAGGTCATGGTATGTCTTTTCATTAATTTCAACTTCAGCATCAAACATACCTTCATCGTCATCTTTAAGAAGCGTACCATTTGGTCTATTCTTTAGGTGGTGTTTAAATTCTCCTTTTATGTATGATTTTATGCCGGAAATTGCCGGAAATTCTTTTACATCTGATTTCTTTTTTATTACAGCTTCAACCTTCTTTAGCCATGGATTAACACCTGTTGTATTTCCATTATAAAATATATATTGTTTGCCAGCTAACTTTATTTTATAAAATTTCTTTGCTTCTAATGTATCCGCTGCTGTCTCATACTCCACTGGAGTTGGATCAAACGATTCAGTTTGTAGAAATTCGCCCCAGCCCTTGGATTTGTCTTTTAAGTTATTTGTAATTTTGTTGTAGTCAGACTCACTCATTATCTTAACAACACGGGCGTCTATCCATTTTTTAAAATAAATCCGTCCGTCTTGTTTATAAACACGCTCGAAATTCGTCAAATTCTTTATAATACGGGTTTTCAGCGGAGTTGGGTGTTCATCATCTAATACTTCATTCCCAACGGATACATCTGGATAATTACGTGACCATATCGCAACCGGTGCATTTGGGACACGATCAGGTGGGATGCCACGGAACTGATACAGTACATTTCCAGCAGTGCGTTGATGTTCAAACACTTCATTCCACCGTCGCGCGGCTGCCTTGTTTAAAAAGATTGAAGTCTCGGTTTGATTGCAATAACGAAGATCTAATGATACAAATCTTGGTTCATGCCATGGACGAGGTGCAAATGCTCTATAGTATTTCTCCTTCCATTTAAACACACCAAATAATTTCACTGAAGTCTCTCCCTCATTATATGCTGCGGCCGCATCCCCTAGATTTACATTCACCCCAGGGTGCTGTGCAAGTTGAAGTAGAAATTGCTGAAAACAGCACATTGCCAACCAGTTAGAATGTGCGCCATTTTTTGCACGACCACCAGTAACATTTCCCTCGTCACGAAACCCAAACTTCTTTTTACTCATTTCAGTTGGAGGTCCCATCTTTTTTGTAATCATCTGCGAGATCATATTGTCTCCGATTCCTTTTCGTTTATAACGAAAGTATTCTGCAGTGCGCTCCTTCACTTCATCAATATCAGGCATTTCTGGTATTAATGCAGTTTCCAAATCATCCATAATATCTTCTTCTTTTATTTCATATGCACGAACACGCTCTTCTGCGTATGGTACCTTTGCCCTATATACATCGATACATTTTCGCCCAAACTCTTCGCGTTCGGGAGTTACCTTTATATCATATATCGTAAGGTTTGAATATGTAATGCCACGTTTTGCGGCAGGGATGTCTTCCGTACTTATTGCACCTGTATATGCAGCAGTTGGGATACTCATTGCAAAATACCAGAATGGCGCAGCCTTTGCGTTTTCAAAATCTCGATTAGAATTTTCAGTAATGTGACGTACTAGATGACCATACATTGTTGCGTCGCGATACTGTGGAGACTGGCGCATCATTTCTAAAATTAGAGCAGAGAATTTTGCGTGTTGATGTTCCAATTCTGGTACGTCAATCTCTTCAACTTTTTTCAATATCTGCTCTTCAAGCACGCGATCAGGAATACCGAATGTCATCTGCATCACAATGGCAGTTAGTCCAACGTCTTGATCGGGGTTATCTAGAATATGTGCAACTGCACGCTGTTGATACGTAAAGTAAACATCATCATATGCTTGTTCATATTCCTCTGGGAAAAACTTTTGTACCTGTGCGACTGGAGGCCATGGTCTTCCATTTGTTTTCGCAACAAGTGCTGCTCGACATTCAAGATACTCAACTTCATCATTATAATCTTTTGGATCAAGTCGATCGTTTTCGTTATTTGGATCCCACAAATCAATGAGTGTACCGATAAGCCCAATTGCTTCAAGTGCCCACCCAATTGGCCCCATCGCCATAGACATCATAAATTTAGCTGCCATCATAAATTGTTTTTTCGCAAGCATAGAAATCAGTCGTTTACCAGCAGCCATCATTGCTTTTTTCTGGGCAATCAGAAATGCTTTTTTCTGAGCAAAACCCACCAATTTGCGCTGGGCAATCATGACGGCAATTGTTTTTCCAGCATCCCATGCCAAATTTCCAATTGCACCAGTTAAACTCGTACTTTTCATTCCACCAAATTCAAGAAGCATCTTTTGTGTGTTTTTACCAATACGTTTAAATGCTTTTTCAGAGACTTCCCCACCTGCTTCTGATACGAGATATTGTTTAAGAACAGAATCAGCTGGTAATTCCGATATTAGTTTAGGATCTCCGAGAATCTTCGCGGCTTTTTTCACCGCCGCTTTTGTTGCATCCTCACTTGCTTCACCTCCCAAATCCTTCATAATAGCATATGCTAATTTATCATCAAGTGTGTTTACAAATTGACCAGGCGGCAATGCCGTGCCAGAAACCATGACGCGATTCATCATTGTTTCGAGACGAGATGATGCAATTTCTTCCGCTGCCATGACATAACCTTCGGATAGAATACCAAGCAACATATCACCGTGTGTAATTTTTTCTGGTGACATATAAGAAACTGGCTGTTCTGCTACAATTGATTCAGATAAATTTCCAACTAACTCTTCATCTACATTAAGTAGAGATGCTGGGTCAGTATCGCCGCCACCATCAATAAACGACGGGATAAAATTATCACTTTTTCCAAAACGGGACCATAGATCAAAACCAAATACTTGTAGAACTATCAGTGTAACTACAATACCGGCTGAAACAAGTGCAACAATTTGGTTGGTCTTTAGGTTGGCATACCAAGGTCCAGAAGATTTTGCCATTCTTTCATTATACTTCTTAAAATAATCAGTGTCATATAAATTTTTTATTCATAGTATAATATAGAAATGACTGATTGGAAAGAGGCCGGGTATTCTGGACTTGCCGCATATGGAAAATTTAAGGCTGTCATGGGGGCAATAGTTGGTACTGTAATTTTCCTTCTTCTGATTGTATTCGGGTTTAAATATCTCGGTAAAACTACGAAATATTCGGCAAGTACAAACGTTACATTAGCAATGACAGAGGGATGTACACAAACAACAGAAACCAAAGATGGCAACACACGTACTGTCTATACGTGTATGGTTAGTGCTGAATATACTGTAGGTAGCGACACATTTACATATAATGATACCATTTCATCTGGCACAAAATATGCAAATGGTTCGAACGTAACACTATACTATGATCCAAAAAATCCAGGGGATGCCACTCTAAAGTATCACATTAATCCAGGAACACTTGCACTTGCTGGTGTAATCATTGGATTCCTTGGATTATTCGGTACATGGGGATACACCTACTTTGTACTAAAAAATAAAGAAATTGCGGCCGTGACCGGAGGTGTTCATCTCGCCGGTGATATTGTTGGGGCGTTTAAGCGTTAATTTAATACTTCAAATGTCAGTGTTGTATTTCGTTTGGGGAGTCGTACCATGCGGGCTGTATCTTGATGTGATCCATATGCAACTTCATGAATCGCTTTTTGGTATTTAGAAATACTTTCAGTGAGGACAGTATGCAACGAACGTTTTATAAATAATATTGGCATATTTCCATAATATGCATATCCATTTACATCGACAATCTTTTTTTCATCAATTTCGGAAATACTAGAGATTGTGCTGTATTCTGGTGGGAATGATATTAATATTGAATAATCATCTGGTGTTTTCATTTTATAAACATACTGCGCAAACTTATATTTTAACATATACGTCTTGTCCATATGAACTGGAAATACCGAGTTTTCCAATTCCCATAGTTTATCCTTTGCTTTTACATTACCAATTGCAAGTTTTTTACCATTTACCACATATGCCAAGCTATTTAGCAATATTCTAATGTCATATAATGTCTGTAACTCCTTTTGTATTGTAGTATATAGTTCAATCGTATATGAAAATGCGTCATGCATCTTGTCTTGTATCCGAGACACAAATGCACGCATGCTCTTTAGTTTTCTGGATAACTCACGTGTGAGCGAATTAGTGTTTAGTAAATATGATGATCTATGAAGTCGATTTTCGTCACATAAATAATCACCATTTTGAAGTTCGATGCAACCATTTCCATCTTTTATGGTTTTACTCGAAATCTTTGGAATACAATCCAACTCGTTAATATTTAAATACTTAAATACCATATGTTTACCCCGATTGCGCGTGGTGTATCTATATTTTTTATCAAACTTTGCAATGTTAGCTAATTCCATCATTGTCTTTTCCGGGCAGATTGCCATGCATACAATCTTAAGTTCCCATAAATATTTATACAGTTCCATCATAAATAACTTATTGGTTTCTACTAAGTTATAAGATGACGTCTCATCATCAGATGACTCGTAATGTTCGAGTTCTGATTGCTGCATTTACATATACCACATAAATTAGTTGATACAGTTATCTATATGTCTAATCAATCAATTACAGTTACATTTGAAGGGATTTCTGGAACCGTTAATGTATTTGAAGCAGTTTCTTCACTCGTTACTGATCTCATGTTTAAGATTGTTAATGAAGACGATTTTACAGGTATCCGTATTTGTACACTTGATTCGAATCAGGTTTGTGTTATCTATGCCGATTTCGAAGCGACTATAGATAATCTCGACGTAGGGTCATCTGTTCAGGTATGCGTGCCAGCCAAGCTACTTGTCAGTGTTCTAAAGTGCATCAAAGAACAGAATATCCTAGTCTTCGAGTATCCCCAATCAAGTGGCACACAGCAGCTTATTATTCATCAATATGAGCAGGAAAATTCATCAATTACACAAAAATTCATCATTGACGCAATTGACGCACCAATCCAAGATGAACTAGACACCGAGTTTGATTATCCATGCTCTATGAATATTTCATTGACTGAAGTGCGAGAGTTTATTGTCAACTCTGGTACATTTGGAGCGGACACACTCACGATTGGAGTATATAGATCCGTGAAGGATCAGTATAATGTATCGAATAAACTAACCCTCAGTACAGATGGGTCAATCAAGTGCGAGAAAGTATATTATACCGAACACACAACCGAAGAACAAGCAAACGAATTCTCCGTCGACAACACGCTTGCCATGAAAGATCAACCGGTTGGACATTCATTTAATCCACTCGTAAGAAATACGTTTGGAGTAAAGTATATTAAAGATTTTCTTCGCCCTCTTCAGGCGATTGATATTCGCTTAAGTATGGCAAATGAAATGCCCATTCGTTTAGATTATCCGATTAGTGAGAAATCGTTCATTACACTTTTTATTACTCCCAGAAACATTGATTGATTATTCATATGTATCGTACTGCATTATCTGCGCACGAGACCATTAAATGGGTCAGTTGTCCAACGCATGGTCAATGTATCTTGTTTAAAAATCACATGTATCCAAATGGTGATCTGTTACAACGAAAATCATATGACGCATGCACATCATGTGTTACTACAGACATATTACCAACACTAAATACAAACCATATCGTATTTGACGATAGTAAAAAAATCGGAGGTCTTGGCAGTCACATTCGTCTATATCTACAGGCAAGTACATCACATGTGGCAATTTCTTTACTTGTACTTGATATTTCATGCCCAACTAAACAAGCAAGGCTAGAAAAGTATGTCGAAAATACAGCATCTCTGTCATTAAAAGAAGAATGTGATCCATACTATCCATTCAACGGAGATATGGCAACTGATCTAATCCTGGAAACACCAAGTAAATTACCAACTATCATTTTACAACTTGCAATGTTAGATATATCATGCGTATCATTTGATACGGAAGATAGTATCACGGTAATCGTTGACAAATTCACTCGAACATATTCGATGTTCACTGCCAATGCAGATCATGCACTCAACAAACCAACGCGTGAACCGCAAAACTGGCAAGCAATTACATATTTAGGTACACAGCATTATACTGCAGAATCTCTTGGACGTACCATCGCAAAAACTAATAAGTTACCATCGTTATATGATGATTATTTGCCAGAAATTCTAACTAGATCAATTCATACACAGGCTGCAATCATATCACCAACGGGATCACCCCAAGGACAAACCCCCACTCCAAAATTAAAAGGTGATACCATCCCGAAGATGTGTTACGAATACCAAAAACTTGTCATTATGGCATATATGATCAACAAGTATATCCCGACACACAAATATTCATCGCAGATAGAGGCGTTATTTTTATTCTTCGGGATGCACGGGTATATTGTTAGACAGTTAGGGGCATATGTTAGGTCGGACAAATATAGAGGGACTGGTAAAAACGTTAGAACGTTTTCGGGGGAAGATGCCGGGTCAGAGAATATTGATGAATATTCCCTGAAACGGCTTAAGATGATTGATGGAAAATGGAGGGGTCTTAAGTATAATGATAAGTGATCAGATTAATATAATGTAACTGTGTATATTAAAGGATATATCATGGATCCCCCACCACGTCAGACATCCAAGATCCCCCTCCCGGAGGATACAATTATTAGAAAGTCCGTATTTGGACGCGCAGTCACTGGATTTTCAGATGAAAATGACCCTAGATACTCTGAATTAAAATGCGGATCTGCAATTACCCAAATTGTAAATGATTCACATGTATTTCACTCACATGAACTAAACGGACGAAAAGAGTGGAATCGCCCAACCAAGATTGCTTGTTATCACTGTTGTCATCAATTCAAAACTGCACCAATTCCAATCCCCAAAAAATACGACAGTTATTCCAGACAATTTATCGTACATGGAAATTTCTGCAGTCTGTCGTGTGCAAAAACATACGTTCTCGACAGAGAGGCAAGTTCACCACATGCGCTTACTCTGTTTTTAAAAATGGCATCCGAAGTTTATGGCATTAAAGAATGCATCCCAACTGCACCACCAAAGGAAGCACTTGTACTATTTGGGGGAAATATGTCAATTGAAACATTTAGAAACAACAAGGTAAATGTTGCAGTAATGCAGCCCCCATTTATCAACTCATATACGGTAATTGAAGAACGCACACTTATGGAACAGACATCTTCATATCATATGCCAATCGGTAGCGTTAAGGGCATTAAACGCCCACGTGATAAATTACAGCTTATAGTAGAACCTACCCCCGAAAAATCACCTTACCAAATTTATCTTGAGCAAAGAAATAAACCGGACGATGCTTAATGAATATGTTTTGGTGAAATCTCAAAAATCCATGGACGATCTCGATCGGGTTCCAATTCCACTTTACCGAATGCCAGTGTCACCAATGGTACCAACCGATAAAGTACAATTTTATACAAAGTCATTTAATGAGCTAATGGAGCTGTACACAGAACTAACAAAAACATCCAATGACAATATCATTGCTTCCGTTATCAAGGAGGAACTTGAACGTCGACTCTTTGATGTCGTCGATAATAAAATTAGTAAACTTACACTATTGGTGAATGAACCATTTAACGACGATGCAATCATGCTATATGAAAATACTCGTCAATCACTTATGAAAAGTAAGGAACTCTATAATAACGGATCGATTACACTTGCACAATTTTCAAACAATGTCCGCGTATTTTAATTACAATATAGTAAGGGTGTGGGGCGTGGTTTGGGCCAGTTATATATGTTTACTACCGTGGATGTATGGGATTGTATGCGCGCAGAACGATTCTTATTAAAACTATTACATACAATAAAAAATACGATATTACCCGAATTAATTATACCAGATAAACTTAAGAAATACACACACAAAATAGAAATACCTAATAATGTATCAGTGTCGCAACTCGGTATTACAATCAGTCCCGATCCACAAACATTTGGTTATATAGAATGTAAATATTATAAAAACAATTATCCGACTTATCTAAATGGAACACAAAAAAGAATATTTAAAACATACCCATCTCTAATCATACACATTCAGATGCTTTTATTCCGCGAATAATTCGCTGAATAATAAACGCAGCACTCCCGCGCACGTGATTATGTATACTGGCCCACACGCGTTCAATCTCCGTTTCAGGCTCATATTTTTTGCATGATAGTTTCGCAAGTTGTTTTTGAGCATACATAGTATCATCACCTGTATGCAGAAACTTGCCGTTTATCCAATCGGTTTTTAGATTTAATGACGAAGAACAATCCCACATTGCTTTCTTTTGTATTTCTTTTGTATAAGATGTCTCGTCTCTTGGGATATTTTCAATAATTCGACTGTCACAATGAAAGTCGACTGCAGACAATGGAATGTCCGTTTCGTTTATCATGCGTTCATGAACATACTTACCTGGTTTCATAAACCCAAAGACTGTGTTGTATGAAACCAATGCAATCTTATCATCATACCGACACTGCCATTTTTTTGCGGCACATTTTAACATTTCAATGTCTCCCTTCATCCCACCGAATGATTCGCGCAAAATTATAGAATTTGCAAGTGGGGTATTTGCAATATTAAATACTGGTGCATCTTCGACAATGTCAAACATAGGATCACGATACATTACAGTGGCGATGTAGTATACGAATTTAATGATTTGTTGAATGTCATGATTAGTGAATTCATATGAATGAGAATGTGACGCAAGCATTAACCACGTGATTAAATTAAAGTTGAATGGTACGATTGCATCTTCAATTGCAATAATTGGAAGACGCCGTAACAGATCCCGCAAACCATCTGGATTGCATGTACATGTCCACGCAATATTTAATGCACCAATTACATTACCAGTACGTACATTTTTCTGAAGGGCCGACTTTAAATGATGTACTGGTATTTTTTGCAACCTGAATTTTGGATGATATGTTACACGTGCACTTGTCCGTTTATCATGTAGTTGAATCTTGGTCGTATACTTTCTAGAACCACGTCGTATGCAACTGTTAAATGGAGCAGAGGACCACCTCGACTCCGGTGGAGTGTCGGTGTATCTCAATACACCATCATCATACAATTCAACATGATATACATCATTTAGTTGACGTGACGCTCTCATAAGTTTATCGAATGCATTTACTTTTTGTTGCTTAGACATATGCATAATATTGTATGGGATAGAGTATTCAGTTTACTTGAAACGTATTCGTTGTCAGATTCCATATCTGTACACCATAAATAAGAACACGGCAAAGTATATGTTTAGCAACATAGAAGATGCCACATGGTCTGTTATCGGAGATTATATCAACAGTGTATCTCCAGTAGCTCATCAGATTGAATCATATGACCACTTCATCGAAAACCAACTCCCTTATATTATTAGTGAAGGAAGTGATATATCATACATGCACTCGAGCGGAAAAGTATCTCATCATGTGCACTTTACCAACCCAAGTGTGAATCGACCGGCAATCCAAGAGTCGGATGGGTTTTATAAACCAATCACTCCACATATTGCAAGACTTCGTGGTCTTACGTATTCATCTACCGTAGTTGTTGACGTTATCCACGATCGCATTAATCATACTGTATCTCCACCAACTCTAATTAACCGTAAAGTATTCCGTAATGTCATCATTGCACAAATTCCAGTCATGGTACGGTCCAAACTCTGCTATCTTGCCGATGTTTCCGAAAACGATCTGTCGGCAGATGCGAAAAAACACGAATGCAAGGTTGATCCCGGTGGGTACTTTATCATTAGCGGGAACGAAAAGACACTTATTCCACAAACAAAGATTAGAACAAATCATGTATTCATCTTTCCAAGTAAACACGGGGAAAAACACAAGTATACGGCAGAGGTCCGATCGTGCCACGAGGCCAAACTTCGCAGTACAAGTACTATTTATATGAATATCAACGATATTTCAAATGGAGAAGTTCCAGTCATTACATGCAAGCTTCCGTTTTTAAAATCGAACCTTAGTGTCTTTATATTGTTTCGCATGCTAGGAGCGGAAAGTACCGACGACATTATTAACTATATCGGAAACATTCCCAAGGACACTGAAGCAATTCTACGAATTATGTTAGACTCGGACACCAAACAAAACTACTCTCGTGATGCAATTATGGATTGGGTGGGTAGGAATGTGACCAGCGATACGACTCGCGCAACAAAAGAATCACGCGAGAAATACATTGATCACATCATTACATCCGAGCTTGCCCCACACATGGGACTCGTGAATAATCCAGAAACAAATAAAAAGAAGATGATTTTCATTGGGCATATGATTCAGCGTCTCATGTCTGTTGCAACGGGCCAGGAAGTCGTTGATGATCGCGATGACTTTATTAATAAACGCATCGATTCAGCAGGTGCTCTCCTTGCACTTCTGCTACGCCAGCATCACCGAGGGAATGCAATGCAAGGGCTTAGCACGCAGCTCCGCAAGCAAGTAGAATCTCCGCGCGAAGCGACATTCAATGTAGGTGAGATTGTATCTCATAAAAAAATCACAAGCGGGCTTAAATTTGCATTCGCAACTGGTACATGGGGTATTTCTCGCGGCGGCGGTACGGCAAACGGTGGCCAAACTGGTGTTGTTCAGATCTTACCTCGTCTAACTACCATGGCGACGCTAGGTGCATCTCGTAAGATTAATACACCAATTGCACGCGAAGGACGCACCGCCGGACCACGTATGCTTCATCCAAGCAGCTGGGGTCTCGTGTGCTGCTCGGATACACCAGAAGGTCAAGCATGTGGTCTCGTTTCTAACCTAGCTATGACAACACGTATTCGTATTGGTGCACCAATGCAACCTATTGCCATACTTCTAATGACACTAGATCATACAATTGACATTTCGACTGCCACATCACATGAGAGATACATTGGGTATGCACTTCATGTAAATGGGACAATTGTGGGATATGCAATCACCATTGATCAAATTAAAGAAATTGCAACACAGATGCGGTCTCTCCGTCGCCATGGCAATCTTCCATTCGACTGTTCTATCAGTATTTCAAACGACAACAGTTTGTTTGTAAATTCTGATCACGGGGCATTGCTTCGGCCATTAATTATTCGAGATAGGTATCATGATTTTGTATGTATGGCGATGCAGAATCCCGCTGTTGTTCCAAACAAATATACGCGCATGCTTCGCGAAGGAATCATTGAATACATTGATTCAGCAGAACAGACCAATATGAGGGTTGCCATTCACCATACTGATATTGAGCAGGATGAATACACACATATTGAGATTCACCCAGCTCTACTTACCGGTATCTGTGTCTCACAGATTCCATTCTGTGATCACAACCAAAGTCCACGCATTGCATACCAGGCGGCACAGTGCAAGCAGGCGATTGGTCTATACACTACCAATTTTGCAGAACGTTTGGATACAGTGGGGCATGTACTTGCAACCCCACAAAAACCACTTGTTACCACGCGTCTAGAGGAATTACTAGGCACGAGTGTTGTTCGTTCCGGCGCGGTTCCCATCGTTGCCATCATGTGCTATTCTGGTTTTAATCAGGACGACTCTGTTCTACTTAACCAGTCATCTATTGATAGGGGACTATTCACGAGCTTTGCATACCACACCATTCGTGATGAAGAAAAAGGGACGGGGGCGGACATTGAACGATTCGAAAATCCAAAGAATATCCCCGGCTGCAGTGGCATGAAAGAGGCCGATTATTCAAAGATTGATGACAAGGGAATGCCAATTATTGGAAAAACGTTTTATAACGGTGATGTTCTTATTGGTAAGGTTGTATCAATGTCACTCCTCCAGGCAGATCCAAAAGAAGGTGAAGTACGACGGGACACGAAGCGCGATCGTTCTCATGTACTTCGCACAGACGAACCGGTCGTCGTCGATGCCGTATTTTTTTCCAAGACGCCAGAAGGTCATGGATATGTAAAGGTACGAACACGTGCTATTCGTATTCCAATGGTGGGTGACAAATTCTCGTCCAGGCACGGGCAAAAAGGTGTATGTGGCGTCACTATGCCAGCAGCCGATTTTCCGTGCACAGCCGACGGAGTTGCACCCGATATTATCATCAATCCACATGCCATCCCATCACGCATGACAATTGGTATGCTAATGGAGATGGTTCTCTCCAAGGTTGCATGTTATGAAGGAGAAACGCAGGATGGCACGCCATTTACTGGTAATAATATTGAACTTATTGCCGATCGTCTAGAAACACATGGAATGCAACGCTATGGCAACGAGATGCTATATAATGGAATGTCTGGGGAAATACTTGAATCTATGATTTTTATTGCTCCGTGTTATTATCAGCGCCTCAAGCACATGGTAGTTGACAAGTCACATGCACGCAACCGCGGTGCACAACAGCTACTTACACGCGCGCCAACAGAAGGACGGTCACGCGATGGTGGTCTCCGTATTGGTGAGATGGAGAAGGATTCGATAATTAGTCATGGTGCGGGAGACGTTGCAAAGGATCGTCTCTTCGAGCAGTCGGACATTTTTGAATGCGTTGCTTGCGAGAAGTGTGGGCATTTTGCACGCGAGGGAACCGATGATACATCCGTAAAAAATTCGGGCATGTGGTGCGAACATTGTAAGACAGGGGAACATTGTACACACACACAGCTACCATACTCAATGAAACTTCTTATCCAAGAATTAGCGGCTGCTCATATTTCTGCCACATTAGAATTTTAGTGTTAATTTGTTCCATATTTCGATGCCATGTGAGCTTTGTATGCTTTTGTATTGTTTTTATGTTCGTCTACATAAAATTTTGTACCAGCTCGCTCAGATAGAGATGTAGCACGCATCCGCTTACCGACATTTCGTTTTATCACATCTCGCCCTGCCTGGTGCATACTATCATCCACAGCTAACACTTCTGCGTCTGTCAATTGCTGCAACTCTTTTAGATTTTCTTGTTTTGTATCACCAATTTCCGCGTCAGTATAAGAATATTTAAGTTTATTATTCCATGCAATACGAGCTACTACAATTGCAAAGACAAACAATATACCAATAACTACTATGTTGTTCATTTATATACTATGGATATTTTTTATTAAGATTCCATACTTTTACACCGATTGGCATATCTGGGATATCCACTTCATGTACATAACACGTATCATAAATCACATCTGAAAAATGCTTCTGGTAATCCGCGAGAAATGGTTCGTACTCTCGTACAGTCGATAACATTTCATCTGCGGGAGGGAGGGTATCTGGATTGTAGTCAAGTACCCAGATGTCATCACACCGATTTACTAAATTATTAAGGATTTCCTTGTGTGCTTGGTGTGGCAGTTCGTGAAATAGATTGGAGATTACAGCTACGTCATATTTATGCTTTATGTCCACTGCGTTTAACTGATGAAATTCTACATCCTGATTTACATCACGTTCTTTTGCCATATCTAGCATCTCACATGATGCATCAATGCCGATGAGTTTGCATGACCGATCCATAAACTTGTTTAGCTCAAATGTCGTCTGACCGACACCACACCCGATATCGATAACACTCGAGTCCTTATAATACTGAGAAATATACTTGGCAAATTTGGCACGGGGGTTTACCCCCTCATATAGATAGGCGTCCGTTGCGTCCTCTAGTGTTTGTGCCACTGATGCGTGGAATTTTCCCATAAGTCCGTGATTTGGCATAAAATGGATTGGGGTGTTTAAAATAGCCTTTGATTTAGATACAAATCCACTTGGTTTAATATCAAGTGCACTTGTCGTGATACATAACGATAGGAAAAATGTAAGAGTCTTCATTTCTATACGTACAATATTTTTTACGAAAATCACATGTGCTTATTCACAAACTTATCAGACCACATATCATAAATCTTATTGTGTACATCTTTGCGAGAAATACGGATATCATCATCCATACACTTCACGATATCATATGTACGCCGCAGTGTATTTTTTTGTTCGAGATAAATCTTACGCACATTGTTCTTGTACTCGAGTGGCGCGAGTTCGTTCTGATCAAGTGCGGCACGTGTGGTGTCTTTGTCCATTGCAGTACGAGCAACCTCGGGTGGTAGATCTAGGTAGATGATATGATTCGCATGGGGTAGTCCGAGGGTTTCATTCTCGAATAACTCGGTCTGTTTTGCAACGTACTCGCGATTCCGGTATTCATGTGCGCCCTGGTGTGCAATGTTGGAAATAATGTAACGGTCTAGGATGATGTTGTATCCACGTGTAATCCAAAAGTTTAGAATGTGTTTCACCGACCAACGGTTCTGTGCATATAACGAAGCAAACAAAAATGGATCCAGATTTTTAATATCTCCATGTGATCCCGCAAGAATCTCACGAATAAGCATACCGTGCTGACGTTCATTGTTGGGAAAATCAATTGTTTTTACTGGATAATCTTCTTGTTCGAGACGGCGACGGAGGAGTGTTGCTTGAGTCTGTTTTCCGCATCCATCGCCGCCTTCAATAACAAAAATACGTCCACGGCGTTCTGGCTTGGCAAAAAATTCATGAATTTTATATTTGTCTCCCATAACGACATGCTCCTCGTTCCATAGATGAGGTACAGGTATGTCGGCGTGAATCACAATATACATCGGTTTCTTTAGTACATGAATGGCGTATGTCACACGTGCAATACGGTTATAATCATCGTTCGTGTCATGATTTACAATGATACATTCTGCGTGTTTCATCTCTGCATGAGTTAGATCATACATCTTGTATAAATTTGTATAGAACTCATAATTTAGAGGATCGGGAAGAATACATACGGATTTGTAGGGGGTGCTGTACATATTGATAGTTATTCAATAAACAATACGCTGTTAATTGTTGTTTATTTGATAACAAACGATAATTAATACTAAATAACTAATTTTATTTTACACAATACGTCTCCGCTTACACATGTGGTCTGTACTATCATGTGAGATATCGGCGAACAGACTACTATCCATAGTTACATCTTTCATGATAACATCCATTTGAGATGATTCGTTTGAACCAACCTTGCGCTCAATTATGTTAGTTATGTTGAATTGAACAATATCACTGCCGGAAATATCGTTTTCAGTTTCATCTTCTTTACATATGGTGGCAATATCTTCTCCACTAAGATGTAGTTCCTTTGCAATATCCGAGTTTGTAATAAAATCACCAGTGACCATATATACTTGATGGATATCATCGAATAACTTGTTTGCAACTTTACAATAACTGCCACATAGTTTTATACAGTCATTTTCGGTCGTATTCTTGTCTTCAAAAAAAATAGCGATTGGAATTACAGGTTTTCCTGATGACAGACCGAGTGAGTCTCGTGCATCCATAAGTTGTGTTGGAACCGATGATATTTTATTGTGGTTCAATTTCTTTACCTCAACTACATAATGAACTCCGTTTATAACAAAGCTCATGTCATAACGACGATAAATACCCAGTTCAGTATAGAACCCCCGCTCCTGTGAAATAGAGTCATATGGAATTTTATACAGGGTCGATAAGTAACGAGCAATTGCTTGTGTCACATTCTTTTCCCACTCGCAACGCGCATAACCGTTAGCATTATCGCTTGACTTGTCGGTCTGTTTCGTTAACAAGTCACTCATTTTCGTCAGTGATGACATATCATCTGATACAAACTCTTCGTAAGTTTTTGGTTTTCCGTTCATCTCGACATACTTATCTAACCAATCAGACGATATGTGAGAGCAGTTGTACCTGTATATGTCCATGTACAACTGGTACCGGTCCTTCATTTTTATGTTGGGACGATGTTGAAGAATATCTGATAGCTCATATTCGTCAATTCTAGATTTCAACATAGGATAAGTATGATGTCTTATCGCAGACGCATAGAAAAACTGCGCATATGCAGCATTTGTTCGTGAAAACCGACCAAAACGCTGAATCCGGATATAGCTACTGCTCACTTCCAAGTCAATAAGATATCTGCATGTTTTCTGCATTCCGTCTATACCAACACATGCTTGCAATCCAATAATCACTGCATCGTGTATAGAAGGATCAATTTCCTTACTTTTTTTGGATATAGTGTCCCCTATGCCATTCAAAATAAGTATGTTGAACCCTCGATCTTTGCACATTTTTTGAACTTTTTGCTGTGATGTTTTACCATGCAAATATATAACAGGACAATATTTTCGTTCTCTTTTGTTATTCGAACTTGCTTCAATAATTGTCATTGCGTTTTTACTTTTAGAAATAAAGGATTCTGACGAAATTAATTTCTCAAGTGTAGGTGCGATTGCACGATGGAAAAAATGATCATTTTCGTCAAACTTACTTGGAGATGTAATCATTTCTGGGTACCCGGACAACTTATTTGATGTAACCATGATTCCAGATTGAATAAGGCGCATCGTTTTAGGATTCTTTACGTCTAAACCAGTAACTGTTTTAACGTCAGACTCCAATGCGGTTAATGAAGAAGGTTCTGCGTTCATGGATGAATATGGCATGCTCTGGCGTATCTTAAATAATGTTTCAGAAATATTAGTAGTATTCATAAGACCTGATGTATTTCTTGACTCATCCAATGCAAATGCCGCAAAGTTTTCCCGAATAAAATTAATGTCTGGCTCTGAAGTAATATTTCGTGATATATAAGCACTGCTTGTAACGAAAACACATGGTTCGAGTGGGTTCCCATTGCGGTAAGAGTTGTATTTTTCACTAAAGTCATAATATGGAATCGAATCCTTCATTGCATCACGATCTTCATTCATCTTAGCCATATACTCCGTGTCCTTGAAAATTAGTAACACCGGTTTATTTGAATAAACTGAACATTCGTAAAGAGTTGCTTTCATTACTGCAGTTTTTCCTGCACCAGTAGGAAGGCATAGTGCAATGCCATGTTTGAACACACGGTTAACAAATACACCAAATGCAATACATCTCAGTTGAAACGGTGTATAATTCGTAGGGTAATATCTTCTGATAGTCTCTTCCCATATATCCTTGCATATTTTCTTATCGCTTGTTGCAACTTCATCTGGAATTTTATCGTGCTCAAGTTTCTTATCCTCGTGAGTGTTACTTATACGAAGATGCTGCTGTATCATCTGCTGACGAGTCATATTGGATGCAGTATCAGGCGTAATCCCAGGGTAGGTATTGTGGTTTTTGTGCATCTTGCTGTATATACCATGCTTTTCGTCACTTGTAGTGTCGGGATTTATACCAAGTAGAGCACGTAGCTGTTGATATGTCAATTGCTTACAGTAAGGTGAATACTGGAGTACAAATGCATTTACCGCATCATCAAGGGTTTCATAGCTGTTTTCATTTACAAACACGTTAAAACTATTTTGTAGTTTCTCTGGTTTCAAATCGACAGACATGAATTTTGATGCGTGGTCCATCTTTGGATTGATGGCGGTGTTCCTTTTCGATTCCCTGAACGTGTCACCCAAATTTGGGCCTAATTTTACAATTACATATTGCGGTGTATCCTGTAGTGTATACTTTAATGACAAATAAGTATTTGTATAGTAATTTGCTGAGACTTCGGTTGTTGACTTTTTATTGACACCTGGTTCCCGAAACAGCACCTTGTGAATATTATATTCATTAAACGTAGTATCCAGGTCCAAATGATTAGTTGTTTGTGCCATATATTCATTTACATTCGTTTCATGATCTTCTTTGGATATCTGATTCACTCCAATTGGTCCATTGATCATTGTTAAAGGTACAACTTCAAGTACATTGCAATTCATCAACGTTGACATTAATCCAATGTTCAAATTTCCACTACTAATGATGTTCTGTACAGTAGAACTAGACTTATATTTAATATTTCCAACTTTTACATAGTACCCCATGGCAAACAACGCATTGATATCTCCATTCATGTTTAAATGAGCAGAAAACCCGACGGGGAGACGTTCATTAATGTTAGAAATGGCATCATTCAGTCGTTGTTTAGTCTCGGCTGGAGACATATGCGGTAATTTAGGAAGTTTAATCTTTCGCCACGTGTCGAGGTTGTCAGGTGTGTCTCCAGGTTTCCATACATATATGTTTCTAGATCTAAGGAGACACAATTTGACGCCGTCCTTTGTTTCCATAATGAGTACGGTTGCAGAATTTTTTGAGTTTTTGGATAATGTGTTAGGAATTTTTTCGCATTCGGTAAATACATCATTCGGCGTTTTTATATTATCCATTGCAGCAATAATGGCGCGTAGAGGTTTCATCGCATTTGCACGTGTGTAACCAAACGAATATATGGCACATTTTGAATTCATTGGTTTATCATCATCTGGAATGTCAGTTATATCAATATTAATTGCGGATAAGTCATGCATCTTGTATTCTTTATCACCACACTTTATTATTTTATACTCTTTATCATCGCCATCAGACATATCCATAGCAGGTTCGTTGTGCAGTGGTGCAGCGTCCGGAGTGAGTGTAATGTTTAGTTCAGTTGGCGCATAACTTTCATAACTTTCATAATCGTCCCGTTGGTCGGAATGATATTCTTGGAGAAACATATACTTAGTTATTCAATAAACAATACGCTGTTAATTGCACTCGACTATACTAATAATATAATGATGAGTCCGTGTACGCACGAACGAAACATTATGAATACGACACATTACGTACGTATACCCCACATAAAATGGGAACTTAATATTCTGTGACAGTACATCATCTGTAAGTAATGACATGTCACCCCAGAACATCTTACCATCTTGGAGATTTTTGATTTCTTGTAATGTCATATTGGTATATTTAGCGGGTTTTACCGTTGGTTCCGATACTAGTTGACGTGCCCCTGCGTGCATAAATTGTCCAGGATCGATATCTTCATTATCTAAAATAATGTCCATCGACTGTTCATCGTCACTCGTATTAATTACGAACTGCTGTACCATCTTAAACATTCCAACACGATACAGTTTTTCTGGCTCAGATGAACCAAGTTCATCATATTTTCTTTTTGCACTATTCATTAAATTTAGATATAGCCCTTCTGGCATTTCATCCTTATGTGATTCAATAATATCCAATGTAGTGTGTAGAGACATATGTATAACTTAACGAGTACTGTATACAACCCAGGTGACACAACACAAAATTAAACAATTATTTTACTAGTTTATGCCCCGCATGCTTCGCAGTCGGTATTTTCAGAAGTATCAATGGTGAATTTAATAGCATCTGTAGCCGGACGCGTACGAAGATAATACATACCTATTTAAATTATAACATGTTAAGATATATAATGCGTATACTGTATGTGATAAATTACAAAGGCACCTGTCTTAAGACCGGATTTCCACCCGTAGAAATGCATGGATGTAAGCTTGGCTGAGGTTGGCTGAGTCATGAATACGTTAAACGACTGGCTCTGGCAAATAAAAGCACCTCGGTCCGCCGACATGTCAATGAGCGTTCGCATGGAAATTTCCCATACTGTCTTGTAAATAGGCTTGAGATCTTCTGGAAATCCTGGAATGTTCTGCACAGAACCATTAGCGGCGATGATATAGTTCTTCATGCTGTCACCCCACAGTCCGCGATCGGAAAGATCCTTGACTAGGTACTTATTAACTACCGGAAATTCTCCTGAAAGAACGCGTCGTGAATAAAGATTACTAGTAAAGGGTTCGAAACATTCGTTAAAACCAAGGATCTGTGCAGTAGATGCAGTGGGCATCGGCGCAAGAAGCAAAGAATTGCGAGCACCATGCTTCTTAACATTGGAACGGAGCATATCCCAGTCCCATCGGTCAGATGGCGTGACATTCCACAGATCAAACTGGAACTTTCCCTTGGACAGAGGAGATCCTTCATATGTTGAATACTTTCCCTTGGTTTTTGCCAAATCACACGAAGCAGTCATGGCGGCAAAATACATCGTTTCAAAGATCTCTTTATTTAGAACACGAGCATCAGGCGAATCAAATGCAATCTTGAGCATCATAAAAACGTCAGCGAGGCCCTGGACCCCAAGACCAATCGGGCGATGACGCATATTAGAACGCTCGGCTTCAGGAATTGGATAATAATTCTTGTCGATAACCTTGTCGAGATTGCATGTAGCATGATAGGTTACGTCATAAAGATGCTGGTGGTCAAAAGTACAATCTTTTACAAACGACGGCAATGCAATAGACGCAAGGTTGCATACGGCAGTCTCGTCGGGAGCGGTATATTCAATGATCTCGGTACAGAGGTTGCTCTGCTGAATTGTACCAAGGTGCTGCTGATTCGACTTTCGATTGCACGAATCTTTGTACAACATATAGGGTGTTCCTGTCTCAATCTGTGAATCCATAATGGCAAACCATAGCTTCTGTGCGGGAATTGTCTTACGAGCCTTTCCCTCCGATTCGTACGTTTCGTAGAGCTTAACGTAATCATCACCCCAAACATCGGAAAGACCTGGACATTCGTGTGGGCAAAAGAGTGACCAATCCTTACCTGCCTCCACGCGCTGCATGAATAAATCAGAAATCCAAAGTGCATAAAAGAGGTCACGCGCACGCAATTCCTCCTTTCCCGTGTTTTTCCGGAGCTCAAGAAAATCAAAAATATCTGCATGATGAGGCTCGAGATACATAGCAAACGCTCCCTTGCGTCGTCCACCACCTATATTAAAGAATACATGTGAGAACCAATAACATACAAACTAATATTGTCTATAAATACCTTGATCAACATATCGAGCAGTAGAGTCAAACACCCTAAGCATTGGCACCAGACCATTCGAATATCCACCAGTACCACTAATGTAACTGTTCTGTGCGCGAACATTGTGAATTGAAACACCGATTCCACCGGCATTCTTGGAAATAAGTGCACAGTTCTTAATCGTATCAAAGATACCCTCAATTGAATCATCCTTCATCTTCAAAAGGAAGCAAGAGGACATCTGTGGATTTTTTGTACCAGCGTTGTACATCGTTGGAGTGGCATGGGTAAATTTCTTCTGACTTAGAAGCTTATATGTTTCAATCGCGGCATCAACATCCGGGCAATGGATACCAATAGCAACACGCATTAACATATGCTGCGGACGTTCAACAATATCACCATTGATACGAGATAGGTAGGATTTCTCCATAGTTTTATATCCGAAAATATCATACTCGAGATCCTTCTCGTAATTGATGACGTCATCGAAAACATCCGCATTAGAACGGATACATTCAATAATGTCATCGGCAATGAGTGGTGACCACTTACCGGTCTTTGTATTGACATAGTTATACAGACTATCCATGACACTGGAAAACTTATTTGATGTCATTTTATGAAGAGACGAAACTGCAATGCGAGCGGCCAGTTTAGAATAATCGGGGTGGGTCATGGTCAGATAAGTTGCAGTTTCTACGGCAAGATTGTCTAGCTGAACAGTTGTAACACCATCATATAGACCCTGAACAACCTTAATTGATACAACTGCCGGATCAACATGATCCAGTCCATAGCTAAGGTTCTTAAGACGCTTCATAATCTTATCGAGCTGAACCGACTCAGATGTTCCATTGCGCTTAATGACTTCCATAATACCTATTAAAAAAATTATGAGTTAATATATAAATCCTAAACATATAGATAGAAAATGTGTTGTTAGCTCACCGATATTCTATAAATGTTATTGATTGCGTGCATGTTCCTGGACTGATTTAGAAATAACATAATTAGCTAAACAGATATTTCCGATAACACAAAATATTTCATTTATAGATGTTGCCATTCTTAACGTACTGTCCGTTATCTTGATCATTTCCATTATTAAAAACATTCCCCAATTTAATGAGAATATAAGAAGCCACTTTCCGTTTGTTGCTGGTAACCCAGTCCATATATAAATACACCACGACAGCACGGTATGTAGTCTGGAATATTGCGTAAGAGTGCCGTTTATTTCTATACTAAAACTTACCGTTATAAACATGAGCATGGATGTTATCATTCTGGATGTATTTACCGCAGATATTCTCATCTTTGGTGAGATGTTTACATATGCAACTGAAAATGCATGGTGACTCATACACATATATGCCATGTTGCAAATATTTATAAGAATTACATGTAAGATCATCACATCTACCAGATGGAACAAAAACCTAGCTACGAAATATATCAAGATACAATGGACCGTTAATTGAGCACTCCTTAATGGGGTATGAAGTGGAAATACGTTTATTAGAGAAAATATCAGTACGAACCCAAACAAATTAAGCATGGGGCCAAATCCCCGATCTATTACATACACTGCAGATGGATGTATCACAATTGACATTCTTTATAAGATTACATACAAAATAATCAGATTTACTATTTTATATCCACTATAAATAAACGACTAGAATGTTTACTGACCTCACTAATCAGATCTTAGAACTCGCCGGTCTTCCACCAACCACGCTTGGTGATGAACCACTTCTACTATCATGGAAGGATGCACTTGATCTAGAGACATCCGGTTCATGGACCGCCGCGGTTCTCCGCATTACCGGTTATGACAAGACAACCGGATACCATGCAGTCGGATATACCGATATCAATGCACTACTCCCATGCCTTAAGGCATTTGCCCCATTTCCAGAGGAGTTTAGCGAGGAACTCATTGATACACTCACGGTCCAGAAGTTTTCTCGTAATCCAGTGGTCTGGCGTGCACTAAAGAGTATGACAAAGATTGTCACAGACACACAGGAGGACTTTACGGTCCATGTTCCCGATGTTGATGAAATCCGCACGAACATTGCTGATTTTCGCGCGAGCAAACTTGTTGCTGCTGCACAACCAACTCTTGCCAATATCCCAGAGCCAGAAATTACAGACACGAATGCTTCCATCCCAAAAGCTGTTCGTCAGGTCTTTACCAATCTAATCAAGGAAGTTTCCGCGGATTCCACTGCGGGTAAGAAGTTTGTTGCATACACCAAGACCATGACTGGTGAATTTATCCTAGCAAAACTACAGGAGCTTCATGCTACATACGGTGAGGATTTCGAGGAGGCATGTGATAACTCCGATACCGGATATCTATGTGATACCGTCGACTGGTCGCCACTATTCCCCGACGAAAAGCGTCGCAATTACTTCGTCACCAAGATTGATCAGGCCGACGACGAGCAACTAAAACGTATTCGGACCCAGCTCAATCACATGAATTCATTCACCCGCGTCCAGGGGCACCTCCCAACCGGAATGATGTCCAAGATTGAAGAATACACATCGGGTCTCCTCACCAAGCTAAAAAATAAGGAAATGAAATTCAGTGATCTCAACATTGAAGAAATCGGTCGTGATGTAGTCGAGTCGAGCGCCGAGGCTGATGTGGATGCGATGGGTGAGAATATTAACGAACTCATCCCGGTAATTCAGCGCAGTGGTCTATTTGATCAGATCATGAAGCAGCACATGTCTTAATTTGATGGTGCTATTTTGTGTCCACAAAAATCGAATAATGCAGTAAGAAACAATACACCAAATAAAGAAAATCCAGTTACTACAATAGATCCTATTATTTTTGCACTTCCAGTATTCCATGTATCTAGTGTATCTACCATTACTTCCACTAGTGCGTCTGCCCATGTTAGTACGATAGATATAGCAAACGCTGTAAATAAACTATTTCTAAATAATAAAATTAATGGATCATTCGGATTCCAATTTTTTATGTATTCACCAGTTGTCATTGGTGTATTTGGTGCGATCCCGGAACGGGAGGCAGGGGGTGTCATTTGATATTAGTGATATATATTTATAATAGATGAACTGGACATATTGGTTATCTGTATGTAATACTCGATGCAATTCATGGAATTATTATGTTCATATGGCACATCGAGTACATACTTCATTTCAAACGTATAATGTTAATCCAAAATATCCATATGATACATACGAGCCACTATGGAATTGCAATACACGTGAACGCATACCATCAGCACCCGGGGATGGTGCAAAATTTGCATGTGGGATTGACGCATATAATACAAAAAATAATGTAACCATATACTCAATTGGAAGTAATGGAAATACGATGTTTGAAGAAGGAATGCATGCACGTATGCCACATTCAAAAATCATAACATTTGATCCAACATTATCAGAAACTGCACGTAAGAATGTACTTAAACATAATTATATCACACTTAAAGAAGTTGGTATCGGTTCAGGAAGGCCTTTTTATGCAAAAGACCATTCCATTTATTCATTTTTTGGACATGTCCATGCATATAATACAATGGTATTAACAACCGCATTTTATATACACGGCATTCCAAATATTCTTAAAATTGACATCGAAGGCTCGGAATATGGTCTATTTAATATGATTACATGCAATAATATTAAACACGTTGATCAAATTCTAATAGAAGTACATGGCAAGAATCCAGAACCTATATTCCAATGGTTTGATCAATGCAATTTTTTAATGTTTAACAAGGAACCAAATATCTGGGGATGCAAGGGGATTTTATGTGGGGAATATAGTTTTATTAACGCACATTTTGCGTACACTGTTTTTAAGTTTTTCCGTTAATATTTTATATTTTACTGTAATGTATCAATATTTAATATATATGTTTTATGCAATGCCAAACCAATATATGGTGGTCTCGGCAATTGATAACTCTCATATAGACGAAGCATATTGTATGGTTTCGTCACTGTACTCTTCTAATGTAAATAATGTTACGTTATATCAGTTAAGTAATCTTGGACATACAGTTGAAAATATACTAATCCAAAAACATCCATATATAAACATTAGAACATTTAACTTCAATAAATACCCAGCTCATGTTGGTATATCACCAGTTCATGACAAAGGACATTATGCATGGAAACCTTTAATTATACAACAAATGCTACATGAGTATAATAATGTTATATGGCTTGATTCGGGAACTGAGATTATATCTCACATGGCAATTGATTTTATGATAGCAAAAGCATCCAACTATTATGGCGTATATTCAATGCAATCGTCTGGCACCATACAAGACTGGACGCATCATATGATGATAACATATTTCAAGGAAAATACACACATTTCCGACGTTAATATTTATAGGAAAAACTGCCATGCTGCCATGCTTTCATTTACAAATACAGTACGGGTAAAATATATTATACGACTATGGGTAAAGTGTGCACTAGATATTAATTGCATCGAACCAAGTGGCGCGTCGCGCGCAAATCATAGACAAGATCAATCTGCATTTACTATTATCATAGATTATATTGAACAACGTTATAATGTCCAACATGGAATATGCATAGACGATCCACACTACGCATGGCATAACGGATTGCATCATAGATCATGTGATAAATTATCATTTTTTCATAAATTTTTGCAACTATTTACTTAGTAATTACAATTAAAATAAAAAACGTGTCCAATTGTTAACAGAGTTGCGATATTTTTTAAGTGCTATGATTTCATATTTATCTGTAGTGCGTAGAGTCGTTGTTGGTTTACGATCACCTGACCAATGTACAACATACGGTGTAGTGTGTTGTTTCATGTTCTTATTAAGACAATAATCGATACCTTGGTCTGCTTTCATATTCCATAAAATAGAAGCGGAGCTAAATGAATGTGACGCAAATAATATATTCACCCACGTTTGTGAGCCAATTCCGCATGGATAGTCAGCATTACGAAGCCAGTTTTCCATAGATTTGTATGTGAGATACGACGGAGTAATTCCCCAGAATCCAGTGTTGTATAAATTATGAGTTGGTTTTGCATTACAGGCAACTGGTGTTCTTAATTCTGTTGTATTTTCATGATACCATTTACGAAATAATGAATCTGGATTTCTCATTACTGCAAGATCACCGTCCATATAGAGTATCTTGTCATACTGTATCATCTTCCATATGTTTAAAATATAACATGAAAATCCAAATCTATAGTCATTAAAGATTATTTGATAAATACTACGTCTGCAGTTACATACCAATTCATTCGAAATTGTAACAATTTTTGTGCCTAACACACGTAGAGCATGACGAAGTCCACGTATATTATTTGGAGATTGCATACTTATCGTGTCAATCATCGACCCGGTTTGTTTTAATAGATCAATTGCGGCCAAATGAGTCGCGGCTTGATTTTTTGTTGGTTTACCGACAAGGGCAAATACATATGCAAGTTTGTTATCAACGTGCGCATATGTAATTGAGGAATACATACATATAAACGGTAACCACATGAGCATCGTTCAGTCGTTAAATATACTGATGAAATATACAAAACAATGTGTATGTTTATGCATATTTATTGTAATTATTGTGTATTTTTATCCTGTCAATAAATGCGACATATCAATTTCATGCAATACTGGTCTTGGGGATCTTATGTTTGAGACATTTTCTGCAGTGACCATTACAACACTATCAGGATGCAAACACACAAACGTCATTGCAGCTTTCATGCGTCAACATGGTTATTATAACTTATCAAGAATTACTTCATCACACTTTACATTTTTACCAAAGGAAACATATTCGTGGTTTGCGATTCCTGGAGTGGTTTTACCAATGGGAAATACGACATTTTCAAAACAATGTGGCATCAAAAATGACGAGTGGGTCTCGTATTTTACCGGGTACGATGCTGCGCTTGCACGATCTACACTAAAACAAATCGCACATTCCATAAAAATTGACGCATGTGCGTCGTCTTCAAATATTGGAGTACATTCGCGTCGCGGGGACAAGATCACAAATAAATGGTCATCTGTGTCATCACTTGAATATAACTATCGTTATTTCTTAAAATGGGCAAGTGCGAATCATATACATGATATCTCATTAACAACTGATGACAAAAACTGGGCGCGGGAATACAGTCGTAAATTAAAACACATGGGTATTGACGTATCGTATGATAACACAAATTCTGCAATTGATGACTTATGTATGTTAACAACTGCAAAAACAATCATAAGACTTGGTACATGTTCAACATTTTCTGCCATTGCATCAATTATATCAAATAAGAAGTTACATACGATTCCACCAAATATAAATAATACTAAATATGTACTGGAATATAATAGGAACTGGAAGTCAGTCGATTCACATTGGGTAAAGTGTGGACTATTAAATATAGTCAATATTTAACATGCACACACAAAACGCATGTTGTATATGTACAATGTGTATGTTTTTTATATGTATGTTTCATATAATGCATACATCAGATAATAAGTTATGTGCAAACATTACACAGTATCAAATAGAAGATGGAGACAATGGCATGCTATTTTTATCACGTATAAAAAAGAATAACATTGCATTGGTAGTTGGTACAGGTGAATCGGTAAACTCTATTAATTACATACAATCACATATTTTAATGAACATTGCAGACATTTGGGGTTTAAATCATTTTTTTTTCCACGATTACATTATTCCATTGGTATATCACGTTGAAATGGCAAGTCTTGGGAAATATGGCAATACATTATTATGGAATTATTTCCGTAAATATAAAAAGCATTTGTACAATTCGACAACGTTTATTACACCATCAAGTATGAAACATAACTTAGAAAATACACTATGTCATGATCCATTGCCACGTGCTATACTTTCATATACACTCAAGGACTATTTTGCGGATCATGCTGGCTGTACGCAAGAAAGGGTTTCTACATTATCACGCCGAAACATGTTCACAAACACAAACAATGTAGATTCATATTGTTCGGCAACAATTACACGAGTCATTGGTTTGCTTATTCGTCTAAGATACAAACATATTGCATTTATTGGCGTTGATTTAACAAGTACTACTCATTTTTACAGTCATCATCCATATTTAAAAGGAAATACTAAAAAATTCGAAACAATGATACGGAATAAAGACATCAAAAGATATAATTCAAGTATACATGCAACTGGTGCACGTGGTGTACATCTTTTAATAAACAGAGCAGCGCAAATATTCACTAACATTGAATTTTACAATATGGCACCGACTAGTAAACTTGCTAATATGTCACACATCACCACACTTACGATTGATAGATTTATCCGCAAATATTATATTTCATAAATATTATTGATTATATATATACCATATATTACGGTACACGTTATTTAGTAACACCATAGATAGCATTTGCATCACACAGATCGGTGTATATATGTATTCAAGCATAATAAATGATGCTGCTCGTACATGTAAACTTATAATTATCACGGTTATTTATTACAATAACCCATGCTCGATTAAACCACCGGTAAATATACACAAAAACTGCGCGCTTGTGTTTGTGAATGACAAGTATCACCATACATCTGGATGGACATCTATCTCACATATATACAACAGATCAGACATGCCAAGGAGTGCTCATTTAATCAAGACATCAATTGGAAAAGTACACCATTCATCCACTATAATATACGCAGATTATAAAATCACCAGTAAAATTAGCGCAGATGTACAGTGTTTATCGAATCTTATCAAACCACAATATACAATGGCAGTAACCAAACATCCACAATTTGATACAAGATCTACGCTGGGGGAAATAACAGAAACAATTTATCACATGGCCAACCGTAAGATGGAAATATCGACATTCAGTGATATAATTCGCCAACACGATCGCATACGTACATATGGCGATTACAATATGTCACAAACTCATATTATGCCAGATACATACTTTATAATATGGACAGTTCCATCAAATGATGCATTTGTTTTTTCACAACAATGGACAAATGAGGTCGCAAGATATTCCATGCGTGAACAAATTAACTTTGATTTTATTGCAAAACGAACTAATATGAATTTTCAATGGTTAGATACAATGTCTCCATTTACATGTGAGTTTAAACAACAACCGATATCATACTGCATATAATCTATTACAACCGGTTTACATGTAATATATGTTTCCGTCAAAATAGTATCTTGAAGATGGCATAGCATACACTTATAAATAATTAACAGATTTGGTCGGTTTGTATGTACTAAATATTTTATAATCCTATTATTAAAGCATGCCATACCAAGCCAGTGTTGAATCCGATCTCCAGGGCGGGGATCTCGGAGAAGTCTATGCTAGCAATACAATCGATCACATGACACACAGAGAGATTGATTCCGAGATTAAAAACAGTGACGGACACGTCGTAGGACATACTGTACGAAATGCATTTCCCGATGCAAATGCCGACTATTCAAATAAACAAATTGGAGCAAATCGTCTAATCACTCACCTTGGTCATAATCCATATGAGACACGAACCCGCAGAGAAACCATGAATGATATGCCAGAACGTGGCCCAGATGAACTCAAGGTACAGCGGTCGCTTGCTACCCGTAACGCAAGCAATGCTCATCGTAATAACATCCAGATGCACCAAGGTGGAAATGTCCTCGGTGAACAGATCATGGACAGTGGTCGCCAATCTTACAATATGGGCGGTCAGGATCGCAGAGATTACAAGGACCGGGTATATGTGGCACCAATTATTCGCAAGGCTGGTCTGGCTAAGCCAATTGATGTAAACCAAAGTTCTCACGTTAACCCAGTTTCACACCAGTCTAGATTGGGACATATTACGGTAGGAAATCGCACCGAGACCCCACAGATGCGTGCTGTCGCGCGTTCCGCCAAAGATGCCACAGAAAAGAATTATATTGGAAGTATCCGTATTCCTGATATTAACTCGAAACGCGCACAGACCACATTGTCTGATCACAACGTAAAAAATGACGTTACATTGGAAGCGCGGCGTCAGAGTGATTACATCCACGAGGGTGTAGTAAACCGCCATCATGATGTTTCCTATCTACCATCAGTTCGTAATATGGACGAGAATCCAGTGAATGGTACATTTGATGTACGTAATACTTCTCACGAACGCGTTGATAATCTACCACCAGAGTATGATTATGCAAACATAAATTCCCGCAATGCACGTGAATCGATGGCACCCGGTGGCATGAACTTTACATCGGGCGATACCCGTCCCATACCAAATCGTGCTGATTATGAAGACAACAAGACCACATTTATCAAGCGCAGTGAGCTCGAGAAGGCAAACCCCATTGGTATCAATGATAAGAAGACAGTCAAGAAAACACCAGGTGGTGCTCGTTCTTACACGTTTGAGGCTATCGTTCACGACCGTGCCCCAGGTACAATCACAAATCCAGGTGAGGACGATTCACTTCATTCATACATTAATGGACCAACCAATGTTGATAACCGATCGCTTAATATCCACAACCGGTTCAATTATAATGTCAAGCAGTCGGTTGCTGGTCGTCGCATGATTGTTCCAACTGCTACAATTGGTAAGCAGGAGAAGTGGAGAAAGCAGGTTTATGAACCAACCCCCGAGAATAATACAGTTCGTCCAGCACCAGCTAATTATACTAATCGCATGATTGGACCAGATTAGACCGTTTTATAAAAATATTATACTTATTATAAATAACAATGTTAGAAGGAATTGCACCAATCGTGGTACTACTAATTGGCGCAGCCGCTGGGATGGGAACATGTCTAGTTACTATGCTATGTTTTTATCTATCGTGCTGTGGTAGAATTCTATGCAGTTCATGTAGCTGCATAAAAAATTGTGTGGACCGTGATGGCCCAAACCGGGTTTAACTATAAACTATTTTTTACGAATTGTTTTCAAGAACGGCACCGGATGCATTTGACGCAACATTCTCATCAATCTGCGCAAGAAGTTCATCTGGCGACATGTCACGATTCATGAGGTCATTGAGGCGCTTATCGCGGTAAGTACGTGGTGCAAACTTGATATCTGTCACTGGAAACACCCACTCACCAGAGTCGACAACGTAAATATTATGATCAAGTACGTTACGCGACGCGACGTTACGAACATAGCCATCTGCCTCCGCTTCGTCACGGCATGTGCGATAAATATAAAACAGAAATTCGGGTACATCTTCGACCGGATCATCGTTAATTACAGAAATACAATAGACGGACTGATTGATTGGGATACAATCAGATGTTAATACAGGAAGGTTATTATCAACAACCTCTTCAATTGCAGGCTCAGTTGGAGTCGCGTCCTCCATTTTTTCGGAAGTAATTGGCTTTTCATCCTTGATAATTGTAGCATTACGAAGCTCTTCTTGATGCTGTTTAAACCGCGCTTCACGCACCGAGTTTTCAATATCGGCACGTTTCATGAGTTTCTCGGTCTTTGTCTTGATATAGTCCGGGTCCTGTAGATAGTTCATATTGCTTGCAGCAAGAGTCCAACTGTGTGTCTCACAAATACCAAGATGACAAGTTGGGTCGACTGTCATGATTTTCTTACCATAATGAGCAGCGGCAGCAGCGGATCCAAATGTACCATAGATACGAATTGCTGGATTTGTTGGGTCCGTAGCAATCGGCGGGACACCCACATGACTGATACTAAATAGAACGTGTGTTTGTTTCGTGTCCTTGAATGGTAGCCTGGACCCTGATCCAGACGTTTTTTCAAAATTACGAGAAATCATAGAATTATCGGATAGCTCAGCAGAGAAGTCTGTCATTTCGTTGTTTATCTAACGGATCTAAAAAATACAATCTGATAACAATTTAAAATACTCTATTTAGCAACACTTTGGATTGCTACAAACGAAATAACGCCAAAAACGATCGTAAACACTCCAACTCTCATCATATCAAGTGGCGGGTCTTCATATCTGGATACATTTGCTCCGAGTACAAATGACGGTCGTAGTGTTATAAGTGTGACAAGTACAACTACCATACCAACTAAAATAGCAATGTATGAATCTTTTGCGGCATACATGGCACGCTTCAAATATCCAGGGACACTGTTCTTTTCTGAAATTTTCTGACTAATGATACCATTCCAAATCGACCACCCACCGCCCTCTGCTCGGTCCCAATTGGAAATCTGCGGTGCATCTTTAACTGGTAAGGCAGACGATGCAACCGTGGACGCGACATCTGTACGTTTATCTTCTTTTGCATTTTCTTCAAAAACAGAGGGTGGTGCATTTGATAATGCGACAACAGAGTGATCAGGCGAAGATGTTTCTGGAGGAGCCGATGGTGCATATGAAGTTGCAGATTTCTTACTCTTTACTGACGTGGCAGTTGAATATGCAGTACTCTTTCCTCCTTTTGATATTTTGGTGGATGCACTACTGATTGCACTAGATTTGGCTGTTTTAGCCTTTGATACCTTTGATACCTTTGATGGTTTTGATACAGAAGTAGATGCAGATTTAGACATGCTCGTAGACACACCAGAATCACTATACTCGTCCGATCCATAACTTCCAGACGACGAGCTATCACTTGGTGGGCGTTTCTTGCCCATGTTTGCTTCTTTATATATCGTATATATTTTTTAAAGTCGAGTTATTATATGTGACATAGTGAAAGCAAATGCAATACTCTACATTTTTCATCTTTACTTACATATTTCCAATAACCTTATTATTTAGCCTATTTTGTGTGTATGGTCTACCGTCTATACTACAGTTTTTCACATCATTTGCGTTAATAATGGTATTAACCGGAACAGCAATGAGTGCGACATTACATAGGTATTTCTCGCATTCCGCATATAAAACAAGCAGATTATTTCAATGCGTACTTGGATTGTTTTCAACCCTGGCATATCAGGGCGGTCCTATATGGTGGGCAAGTAAACATCGAAGACATCATAAACACTGTGACGACCCATATGATCCACATAGTGTGGTGCAAACTAATTTCTTTTATTCATTTGTTGGATGGACTATTATGAAAAAAGAACAACCGATAGACACCGAGTTTGTCCAGAAATTCATGACATTTCCAGAGTTGGTCCTTATCGATCGTTTTTGGTATATGATCCCATGGACAATCTGGACAATTTCTTACATGTATATTGGATCATATACTACATGTGTATTATTTGTTGCGCCAATGTTGGGTTGTAGATTTATTACATTATTATTTAATGTTGAATATCATACTCCTAATCGTCATTCAATCCCCGGAAAATGTCTGGCATTGGATACTGCTAGATTTCTAGGAGATTGTGTTGGAGAAAGTGGACATGCTAGACATCATATTCATCCATCCGAACTAGTAAGGCCATCGCTGGGTATACCATACTTTGACCTACCATATTATATATATCTAAAACCACTTATGTACACTGGTTTAATTTGGTAAGTAAGTTACTTTTTCTCATCGGGTGGGTGACTCTTGCTAATATTAGCAAAAATACCACCAATGAGCTTCTTCATGGCATCCTCCTTGGTCGTCTTACCGGAAAGAATGTCATCGTGTGCAGCGAATAAATTACAGAGTGCATGTGTCTGCATGCCACCACCTGCCATCTTGGCAAGAGTTGGGTGATATTTTTTAAACTCTTTGAGTTCATCATCCTCCTCCTCACCATTACGAATACGTTCCATGCACGCATCAATCTTGTCACGTGGCCATGGGGTAAATTCTAAAGAAAATGTATTTTCATAAACACGAGCCCCTTCCTTTTTTGCCTTCTTCATAAGTTCTTCTGGGCGCATCTGAACAAGTTCAGTCTTGACATTCGGATTATCAAGTGGATTCATTGTTTAAGTATATGTAAACAAAATATTTATATCAGTAATAATATATAGAACCTCAGTTATGCCACTTGCAATTTCGAATTATGGACGAGTACAAAACTCAATTGGAAAGAAATATTATCCTAGACGTTTGAAATCAGGTTATTGTACTCATTTTGGTTATGGCATGTCTAGAAATGTACATATATTAGCTGCGGCAGCATTTAATCACATACCATCGTCAATATTACATATAGAAGTCAACCATAAGTGCAATACATTTGAAGGAAGGAGCAATAATTCACAAGATAATATCGAACTATCTACAAAACAAAACAATATACATGAATCATACATTAAAGGTAACCGAAAACATACAACTCAATGCTGTAAACCAATTATGTATAAAAAAATCAATGATATCGAGTGGAAGTATGCTGTAGGGATATCTCATCTTGCAAATAAGCTAAGTTTTGATCCAAGTACAGTATGCAAAGTGTTAAAGCACAAAAAGGTACAAGCTTATGGATATCTGTTCAAGTATGCCGAATCTGAAAATATACCTGATGAAAACTGGGTACCTGTTTTTATCGATGAAGTACAAACAACTGCATACGTGTCAGATAAATCTAGACTAATCGATACAAATGGTGTGCTAAAAACACCAAAGAATTCAGAAGGTATGCGTGTATCATGTAAGATAAATAATATACCTTTTCAATTTTCAGTGGTTGTATGGTGCTCTTTTAATGGGGTTACTCTATCGTCACAGAGAGATCAAGCAGAAGGGCCACCGAAAATGCAAATAGATCACATCGATCACAATAGACTAAATAATAATCTATCCAACCTACGACAAATTACTGCAAGAGAAAATATACTTAATTCGTACTCAAACACAAAAAGACTAGAAAATGTATCAAAACGTTCAATTCCAATTATTTCAACATGTATTGCAACTGGTGAACAAACAACATTTGACAGTAGTCATGATGCGTCTAGAATATTAAATATAGAACAATGGGTAATTTCAACAACTGCAGATAAACGATACAAAAAAACAGGTGAACTTATCATAACAGCAGGTTATACGTTTCAAAAAACAAACGATAACAATGAAGATTTACATGGAGAAGTATGGATGCCATTAAAACCAGAACATTTTGAACCGTATTATTTTAAACGATTAGCACATAAATTATATACTTAGTATAAATATAATTCGAAATCTGATTAATTTTATATTGTGAATATAAAGTATTTATGGAACAGCAGGCAATTGACAATCATAGAATCACCGTATTGGAAGAACGAGTAAAAGCACTTGAGGCTCTAATAAGAAGTCGCCTTGGTGCCACATTAAACACTGCAGTTGAAACAAGCGGTCTCCACTGGATTCATGTAGGTGCAGATGAAGTAAATGACGATATAATTGAAGCAATCACAAGCATGTATATTGGTCGTAATTTCGAAGGATTTCGCGACCATGTTCAAGGACAATTCCCCGCGTCAGTTTTACTGCTAGGAGAAAACGGAAACGTGAGTCGCCCCGCTGCGGCAATTATTATTAAAAAGCATCCATGTGGTAATCATATAAAGTTGAATATCCACAAACACCGGTCACTCGTAACATCCCACATTGCACCCAAATATATTGAACTCCTCACAGGCGATACTCCACATTTTACCGAGATTAGTTCTGGTACACTTGAAGATGCAATTCGTGACTCAGGCGTTAACAATGTCACAGATCCAAACACTGTAACATTTATTGCCCAGATAGGTAGCTCTCGTATTGTACTTGACGCAGCAGACAGTAAATGTAGAATGCATCCTCTTGCCAATGGTGAACCATGTCCAGTCGGGTCATATATTACACAGAGCGGAAAACGTATGGCTCTCTATGGAACTCCAAGAGTTATATAAATAATTTATAAACAGTATATTAAACATGGACAGTTCACAAATATTATATTCACTTGTAGTGAACATAATAAAACTGGCAATATTGGTATTTGTCATTTATATCGTGAAGAATCAATATGAGCTACAAACGGGAAAAACATTAACTTGGGACATGATTTTAGGCAAAGAGCCAATGTTTGATACAAAGGGTGACGGTTGTTCAGAATCGATTGAATCCGGTGCAACTGTTGTAAAACGTACTCAGCGGTTTCATGATACGGAACATGGCAATGGTCTATTGTGTTTTACAGATGATGGAATTTTGAAAAAATCACAAACGGGCGAAGTTATACACACAACAAGTAAGCAAGAGTTTACTGTGAACGAATACAATGATCTTATTGTTGAAAACAAATCATTTTAATGTTTCGCGTGATTCGCCAAACGTGCCGCTTCGAGTGAACCAACCTTTACACCCGCTTCAAACGCTGTTACATGATTGGTTAAACCATGATATGTACGTTTGGATGCTTTTTTTCGTTCAAAACTGATTCCCATATACTGCTCAAAATCTTTAAATGTACGCGCTGTACCAACGGTTGCAGTTTTTGACATGGAACGTTTACTTGAATGTGCCCAATTAGAATCTTCTGGACGAGAGGCCCATGCCATAGTAATTGGAAGGGTATAAAAGTTAAATCCGTTTGTCCATAGTTTTATGGTATTTAATGTAATATCCATATCATCAGATGAGATAATATTACCATCTACAAATTCAGTGTATGCCGGGGCAGGTGCAAAACTTAGAGCCGGCGACCAAAAGATGCTGGGAACTGGATCTTCTGGAACTTCATGAACTGCTGATGATCCTATCACCATTTTTCCACCTTTTAGTGCATTCAGTTTAAAATATGTTGGGCGGATATTTGATTGCATATTTTTTGGCATTACTGCACTTGTAAATATAGTATGACGATTTTTGATTGGTTTTATCATGTCGATGAGAATCTTGTCCCAATCCTTGCATATTTCTGCATTGCTCTGCAATGTCATCACATACCGTTCCCCACGGTAGAGATGTTTCATTAAATACGCACGCGCGTCAGACGCAGACGAATGTTTTGATTGTATGGTTTTCATATTTCGCGCAACTCGTACACTTGGTTGTAACTGTACCGGCAGCTGATTTTTTAGATGATCATTCATGTCATATGCAGCCACCATAACACGAGATGGTTCGTATGCGTTATTATACAGTCCCTCAATTGTATTCAATATGGGTGGTTTTGTTGTTGTTGCAATCGCGGTATCCCGATTCGCAGGAGATACTACTAATACAAGTATCGTATCGTCTAAATCAACTGGATTTACCACATGATTGTTTCGATTATTAATAGACCGGATGTGATACAAACAAACACAGATAATAGACGCGATTAATACACCAATTGCTAGTCGAAACTGCTTTCTGTCGATGTCCTCTTCAGTTTCGTTGTCTGTCTCTGTTTGTTGTGGCTTATCCATTTATATATTCCATATATTAAAATGAAAGACATAGAACGACGTTTACTTGCAGCACAACGATCACTAATGTTTGCCGAAGCAGAAGCCGGTGATTTTATAGTACTTCACAGTGAGTTGGATCCACGGCGGTCAATTCCCAAGTTTAGGAAATGCGGAACCATACTTAAAAAGAATGATACATTGCTTTACATAAAACCAGATGGTAGTGACGAACTGTTTAGTATAAAAAAGAATGATGCAAAGGCGCCATCATTTGATCTGCCACGATTTCATCGGTACGATAAGACGGACCAATCTACTCATATCATAAAAACAACCAATGTTACATATATTATTACCGTATTGGCGACTGGGGCTGTTACAATCCGTGATAATATGCACAAAATTATTTTGGAATTACATTCACTGACTGCCTTACCAATTGGAACACAGGCGATATTGTTTCAACTTGATGAAAAAATATATATTTCAATCTCAGACAAGATCCAAATATTCAAGACACACATCACTGATGTGTCAATCCAGGATGACATTGTTTCATATAAAGCATCTGATCATTCAGAATGGTGCACGGATTCGATCATATTGCATGATTCTAAAGATGGTGATATCACTGAAGATGTACAAAGGTTTATGTATAAAACCATGAAGAAGTTAGCCCCACACCGACGATAGTCCTGGGGTGGCCTTGCAACTGTTATAAGAAGGTACCCCCTGTGAATGTAGATCATTGGTGATTTTATTAATCTTATCTCGTAGCATGACAGCACTTGGCGCATTTTCAGCATGTGAAATATCACGGGTCATTGCAGTCGTTCCTTTTGACGACGAATTATATGTTACTTTTTTAGCCGCCTTTTGAACAGCACCATTCCATGTCTGACGGACGGTGATATATTCCATGCATATACAAGTTAATATATACAAAGTATAAAAATATATGTCATTAAAGTAAACAAGTGTTCTATGTTTCGGAACAGAAGGGGAAATTTACCATTTCAAATCGCAGGCATTGAGATGCATGTCTACCCGGTAGATGATGACGCAATCAAGTTTCATGATTTACAAGAAGGTGATATTATTGCAATGGAAGGCAAGCGTGTTACCAGTTTTGTGATTGCAGCAGCGTCCGGTAAAGTTTCCCATGTTGGCCAAATGATGAAATTGGGAGGAAAGCTATGGCTTGTGGAAAGTGTTGATAAGATTAATTCGAGTATTACAAGATGGGATAATGAAGGATGTTGTCCCGTTCGTTCGGGTGTATCTGCATCTGCATTACCAACACTCATGTTTTTGTATAAACGAAGCGGTGTATATCGCCCAACACCTGCTCTTACTGAAAAAGAACTTGATATTATGCGTACGGAATTCTTAAAATTATATGGAAATCCATATGAAACAAACTTATTGATGTTTCTTAATGCATTTACTGGCATGCCTACATTGGGGAAGCGTAAGAATTTCTACTGTTCACAATTAACTGCATATTTATTTAGAAAAGCAGGGAGGCTTAACTCACAATATAATTTAATTCGGTACAAAACAGGGAACTATCGGCCAAACGACCTTGTTAATTCTATAAAATGTAACTACAAGGGGAAATTGCCAGGTACAAAACCCATCGTATTTAAACGTCATGTTCACACCGACGAACCTACGACATCTTAATGTACTCATCTGGTTTTGATTGAACATTTGCAGCAATCTCATCGTGCCATGGATTTTTTAGCGACGATACGGGAACTGCCGGGTTAAATCTTTTTATAATATGTGCGTCGCGTTCCATGGACGATTCTGCTGCGCGTTGGGACATGGTCTTTAGTTCCGCTGCACCTATTTGCGTCGAAGACGGTACCATGACCGCATTTTCGTCGTTGTTGTTTACAATTTCTAATTTTTTGGCCTCTTGAACATTTTCAACGGGAATCATTACAGATTCGGTAGTTGGTCCCGATGGTGTTGGGTCATCAAGTACAACCACACTATGTGTAACCGTCTTGGTTGAATCCACTTTGGTCATGCCATGCTCGGCCATGAAACGCATAACACGCCCCTCACAACTTGGCCAAATAAATAGTCGTACAATTAGATATACGAGATATGCAATAAGCATACCGGTTAGGAAAGAATCACTGTCCATATCTTTTATATATATTGATACAAAAAATAATGTATGATAATCTACTTAATTGTCGTGACGATCCATTTTTTGCTGATCTGCCTTTACTGCATTTGCAAATGCAGCCCTTGACGATGGAATCGACATTCCAGGGTTTGAGGTAGGTTCCTCTTCTTGTTTTACACAACATCCGCATGGGCACCCACAACTAAAACATCCGCATAAATTTAACGAGCACGCGAATCCAAAACCCATTTTATTTATTGCGATACAAAAAATTATGACAGATCCAGTTATAGAGGTGATGCAAAACACCCCTACACCTTATTCTCGGTTGTCAAACCGGAGAAATTACTTTCTAACTAGCTAGTCTACTTCAGTTCTGTTTGTGAGCTCTTGCTCTGCCGCTTGAGCGGCATTTCGCACCCGAATGGGTGCCATCCCTTGGTACATATTTGTAAAGTTCCTTGCAATATTCCATGCTCCCATATTGTCACGATTGAAGTAAGTGTTACAACCAGGACAGTGCTTGAGGCCGCGGATATCCTTCAGTTGTCCGTTCTCAAAGTATGGAGATGCTCGTTGTTGTTCAACATGGGTACAGCGTGTTACATTGGAATCACAACATGGACAGATGGTAGAAGTGTAGTATTCTGGAGTAATAACCACCGGAAAGAACCGGGCGAGATATCGGACCATGCCGATGCCGATCGTAGGCGGTAGTCCCTTGAAAGGTAGTCCTGATGTGGTCATACCCCAGCTACCGTACGCGAGTACAATGGGCTTGTTGGGGTGACACGATACCATTTTTAGGTTATTTACAATACCAGAATACGCCTTTTGCAAGCGAAGATGACGTTTCCACTTACGCTTGCGATACACTCCCTGCTCGTAAAATCCAGAACTTGATGAAATAGAAGTAGCTAACTTGGTTGCATAATCCATGAAACGTTCAACAGGCACAACTTTTTTTGATGTAGTTGCTAGGTCCTGTTCAGTTTCAAAGACAGATTGTGGCTTTGTGCACTCCATGGCCTTTCGGTGTCGCACAGTGCCAGTAAGGTGATCTTGGTGAGTTTTGCGGAAGGTATACTTGGAGGTATAATCCGTTGAATCAACCGCGGAAACAATCTCCCGTTTCCCCGGGTCAACTCCAATAATGGACAAATCATTGATTGAATATCGTTCAGAAAACTTATCCTTGAACGCATCAATCTTAATTAGACCATTGTGTATTGATGGATGTGTACTTGGTGGAAGCTCATTTACTTTCTTCTTAACATGAAGGGAGCATCCGTAACCGTCGGTGTCAACTGACCAACCCAAATGGTTTTCCCATTTGTTAAACGCTTTTGGAGTCATTACATGCTTGAATACAATCATCCGACGTGCTACGAGTTTGTCCTTATTGGACAGTTCGGATCCGTCTGCCGTTCGCTTTTTACCGGCAGCGGTATTTGTAGCTCCCTTGCTTATACCTGGAGAAATATCTGCAAGAATAAGTTCGTCTAAATGAAGATACTTTGGGACCATACTCGAACGAATTGGATAGAGTGCATATCCTCCGCCAGTTATTGAATTCAGGTGAGATGAAAGCGTAGCGATCGCATAAATGAACTCATATGGCTTCACCTTCATATAATAAACCATCCCGGGGACATTTGGATCATCGACATCGACACCCCTTGTATCTGCAAGCAATTGACGAGTTACATGCGTAACTTTCATCTCACTACGAAGATTACTGATCCAATCATGATACTGTTCAGGTGAAACAAATGCGTCTCCTTCAAGAGATAGCACATCAACTTTGACTTGCTTTAGATGAATCTTGTGATTCTTCTTTTCTTCGTTACTCATATGCAACCATTCGTCTCTTGGTATACCAAATGTTTTCTTTACGACGGTACATACTCGCTTCTTCATATGGTACCAGACATTTGTAGTTGCAGTAGCTTCAAGATTCCTGCAGATGTACATGCACACTTGACTGAATGCTTTTGGTCGATCTTCACGGATCACTGACGGAAAGTTTGTGCCAAATGCAGCATGCAAGTCGCCTGCTCCTAGTGTAGATGAAGTCACGGCCATAAAATATTTTACTAGCTTGTTTGCTTGAAAAAATTGTGCAAACTCAGTAGATGATGCACGTGATTCAACCAACTGACGAATGCGGAGATTTAAGAACAATGTTGCACTTATTGCAATCCTGTTATAAACCGGCACAATGTCCCTTATAATGGATACAATTTCAGGTTTTAGTATTTTGTCCAATGGACATTTTATAACCCGAGCATCATCCTTTTTATTACGAGGCATTACATATGTTTAGTGTATTGTATATGGGATGCATGTAGGATGTGGTTCTTACTTTATACATACTATAATGTAAATCTGATTTTTGTGTTTATGATGTCTGTATGAAATCCCATAACAATAGTTTTGCATCACTCCTTATTCTATAATTTATTTATTTAGTTATTACGGTGCCGACCATAAATAGACGCAAATATTCCACGAGAAACTGGCAGGTAGCTGCGACCAGTCTTAGATGATAGGATCATCCGTGTATCAGTATTTGTGGTTTCCGTTTTTACTACAACCGGAGATGTGAGTGGTGCGGAAATCTCCTCATCTTCCGTTACTTCAATGGGGACAGGAGCATGTGGGGATGTCTCTAACTTTTCAACACGTTCAAGAATCTCACGGAACTTATCATTTAGATCCGCAATGGAATATGGAGCAGGCGGTGGGGACGATGGTTTATCAGTATCGTCTACGGTTGGATCCGTAGACGAGTTGTTATCGGCTCCGGTGGACGATTCCTCTGGGATAGTATCAGTTGGCTGATCTACTGGTGTATCGATTGGTTGTTCCTCACCAAGTGCTGCACTTGCACGCTTTAGCCATGCTGGCTCAGAAATTGGCGCGGTTCGTACGGTACCCGGGGAATCCGGGCGATCTGGGAGGGGTGATGATGTTCCAGACATAATTAATAGTTCGTTCTTTACTTTATACTATAAATATAAAAAATTAAACCCGGTAATACAATTAGTCACGTCCCATATTTTTGGTATAATCTACAATCTATTCAAAACGCATATCCCCAGGGAAAATGCCACTGTATGCATCGACCGACCGATTCGCAGCACGCGAATCACTTACTGGACGATCATCCGATGGGATGATAAACGCCTGTGCAAGGCGCCATCCAACACCAAGTGCTGGATCCTTGCGTGCCCAAACACCAACATCTTCGAGAATGGCGATAATCTTGGCGTTACGAAGCTGGCCATTTCCACCATCCTGTGGGGATAGGAGATCGGTAGTTGTAATATTCTTCCAGGTATAACCGGTCTCGTCCTTGCCAGTCGCCATGCGAAGGGTAGGAGCATTTGGGAGACCAGTTGGGACAACCTTTACGCGCATGAAATGATAGTCATGCTGACGCTGTAGACGAAGGGACGCTTGGGTGACAAAGATAATGTTGTCGCGTGTGATTTCTTCCGCGTTGTCATCAAACCATACCTTATCCTTTGCAACATCTGCAATATTGTTATGGAGTTCGCCGAAAAACTTCTTATAGTCATCTACATCATGATTGATGCGAATGTCCAGGGTGTATGTAAGTGGTCCAAGATCACCTGGGTTCTTGATAGCCTGATCAATCTTGGCAAGAAATTCTGCAGCAGTCGTCGGCTTTCCGCCTTGACCAAATGGTGTGTTTAGGTACCATGGGACAGTTGCCCACTTTTCGTATGAACCGACACGAAGTGCGATACCCGGATTAATGTATACTTTTGTGACAGCCTTCTTATTCCAATCAAAATCGGAAAACTTGACCTCGGATGGCTTGGTTGTAGTGAACTCATAAGTTGTGGAAGACATATGTATAGCTGTTATGTATTTGTGTAGTGTTTATATAGAGAGATCGAGTTGTATATGTGGCCAGAAGCAGGAGCTCCCAAATAGGTTATACTATATACATTACAAAATAACAATCTGACAACTTATAAACTATTATAAACTATTATGAATATTATGACTATTATGACTATTATAAAACTTATTATGCCGTATTGGCTTTTCTTATTCTTGACTTTAGTATACGATCAAGTACATCATCACGCGGTGCCTTTGCGTAATATGTTTGAAGTAGACCAGCGGCAGTTGCAAGTACCCCAAAGATGATTTGATTCCGGGCCTCTTTTCGTTGCAACACAACCTGTCTATATGAATTATATGCATAAAACGAACCAACAAGTAACATACATAAGAATAAGAAAGTATTCACATATGGCAGATATTCTTCCATTTTGTATACAAATGATATGTCTAGTCGGCAGTTGATTTTGGCATGGTCATCTTCTCGGGCATATCACCTGGCCAATCCCATTCCATCTCGTTATAAATCTTCTTCATAACGGCATCCTGTGGTGGGATCTTTCCAGTACCTGAAAGAAGTGACAATGTTGGTAATAAATCATCGGCACCCATTAGTTCATAAATCCGATAAATGCAATAACTATAGGATAAAAAGTTCTTACGATCAGCTGGCATGTATTTATTAAATGGCTCTTGAATGGCAATAAAGATTAATCCAGCAAGCTGATCCATTTCCGACGTTAGTCGCGGTGGAGGTACACCAGTACACTTCATTGTAATCTGAGCTGTGTAGCGATATGTCTTTGACTTCATTTTATTCTTCTTGAGTATATCCAGTACAACATGCTGATCCACATCATCTGGGTGTACATTACGAAGAGCAAGTCCTTCCATCACTTTTTTAATTACATCATCGGGCACCACATATGTTTCTTTTGCTTGTGTACGTATAAGCCATTCGGTAAAATGATTAGATCGTTTGTATGAAAATGACTGGTTAAATACGACTTCGTCTCCAAATGATACAGCGGATGCCGTCGCATCTAACACAGCTGCCGAATATCCGCATTCTTGGCAATTAAGTAGTGAACGAGCAGCTTGCATCAATACGGGACCACCGCATTTAATACACTTGGAATCATCATTGTTAATTTTTATAATAGGGGCGGCTCCATTAACGATTGCGTTATATTCATGTGTTAATTTGTGTTTATCTGGACAGGTATCAGTTGCTGTAGTTGCTGCGCTATGTTTAGGTTTTTTATTTGCAATTGCAATGGCCGTATCCATTCTATTTTGGCTAATCGTATACTTTGAAGTTAGTAGCTCAAGTCGTTCTATGTATATATCATTTTTGATTTTATCTACTTCATCTACTAATTGTTTACGTGTATTTGTTATAACTTTCCGTTTTAATATATTGCATCTGTTGTTTGGTAGTTTTGATAGTTCATTGTCAATGTCACCAATCTTTTGATTAATATCGTCAAGAGAATTGCTCATATCCTTTACATCATTTTCTGCTTTCTCAATTACAGACGAAAGAGTTACTACTTCCACCGGTTGACGAGTACGCTTAATTGGCATAGAACTGGTATACTATATATGTGGAAAAAACTATAAATCTGATTGTGATATAAAAATATTTTATGTATATAAAGATCAAATGGGACGAACAAAAAAGCGTATTGGTAAACGTAAGAATCTTAATGATCGCTTTCATAAATCCAAGGGCTTGTTTGACAATCTTAAATCAACCGCTGCAATCATGGAAGCATCGGTGGAAGAATCAGTCGAACAACTCAAGGAGGTAAGTATTCAGGTTGATAAGGTTAATCGTGTTGGTCACATGACGATCTATGGAGTGGATACACCGTTTCACATTGGGAAGAAACTTGGCGAAGGTTCATTTGGGGCAGTTTATGAACTATCCGGTTCACTCGATGGAACTGTATTAAAAGTAGTTGGTTATGATCCACGCGATCCAGACAATGCTAGTTATGAAGACTGGGTTATACGCATTGTATCTGAAGCAGCACTCACTCGAATTTTTAGTGCAGTAAAGGCTGGACCAACTACGCCACCGATATCACTGGGTATGTCTCCTGATAAAAAAGTAGCATACTTCTTTATGGAAAGCATGGCTGGGTCTGGATTTGATTTAATGGAAGCAATTCTATACAATGGTGATTTTAATAAATTTAAAAGTACACTTACAAAACAAATAAGACATCATATTACAGTAGCGGTCAAGCTCGGAATTGTTTGCACCGACATGAAACCCGATAATATGCTTTATCGTATCACAGATAAACACAAACTTAAGATTGTTCTTGCTGATTTCGATAGTCTGTTTTGTTGTGCTCTTGCAGAATCATATGCAAGAAAGCATTTACATGGTGTAAAAATGGCAGTTCCAGACCGCAAAAACGATGGTCATTGGACCAATATTCATGGTACACTTCTACATGATCGCATTCCCGAAACTGGCGCACCATGTCCAACCAAACGAAACAAATACACACGACAAATTATCAAGGTAACACTTGGTTTGATTGGATCTATGATGAATCTATTTCCAGAGGAGCGTAGATATACTCGTAAATATCTTGGTGATCGTCGCAATCGCGGTGAATATGTCTTCGATCTGTTTAAAATTAGATGGGATCACTACAAACCACTCTTCATTGTGTAAACTTTTTAATTGGAGCATATGAATACCGATGTACAAATGGAATTGGTCCATTTTTTTCAATTGCAGCCATGTGTGCCTGTGTACCATACCCCATGTGATTTTCAAACCCATATTCTGGATAAGTCTTACTTAGCTCCTCCATATATAGGTCACGAGAAACCTTTGCAATTACAGATGCACATGAAATTGAATACATTCGAGAATCTCCCTTTATAAATGTCTGAATCTCTGATGTATCTACAAACATCTTTGGGGTCTTGTCGCCGTCAACAAGTGCAAGGTTAGCACCGGACTCATTAATAACATTTCCCATCGCTTTCATTGTTGCCTTCAGGATGTTAATATCATCAATCTCATATGGTTCAATGAAGCTAGCATAACATTTGATATTTGAATTAAGTGTCAGATATTCAAATGCTTCCATACGTTGCTTTTCTGTCATCTTTTTACTATCTTTGATTAGTGGATGAATTGGCTCATTTTCTGGCACAAAGCATGCGCCAGCCACAACTGGTCCCGCAAGACAGCCACGACCAGCTTCGTCAACTCCAACTACAATATTATCACCGAAACTACCGAATGTGTTACATATAGTTAGAAGTTCTTCATCACGGTTCATGTTATAACTCGAGTTATATCACAATTATTTAGTACGTGAGATCTCTTACATGTGAATTAATTTTGTTCATATATAGTAAATGCCGGGACTAAAACCAACACGTGGAAAAAACTCACTTGGATATTATTCATCCTCAAGTGACGATGATGACAGCTCCGTTACTGTACGCAAAAAAGTCCTTCCCGTTGATAAAGTAGATCTAAATTCTTATATGGGAAAATGGTATCAGGTATATACATCACTATCGCCATTACTTACGTTTGAACTTGGTGGAAGAAACGCAACTGCGGTGTATACTAAAACAGATAGACCCGACGTTGTTGCAGTTTTAAATCGCAATGAACCATCCTATTTACCAGCACAGGAGATTCGTGGGTGGGCGCGCGCGTCTGGGAATCGCCCTGGTGTATTTCACGTAACGCTTGGTGCAGGTGCAGCATCTAATGCCGAGAATGCCGTATTCCGTGCGCCAGGTAACTATTGGATCGTTGCACTTGGGCCAAAAGATGGTAATCTATACCAATGGTCTGTTGTTACAAATTCATCAAAGTCTCAACTCTATATCCTATGTCGCAATCCACAAGTATTTAAGAAAACACATGAAAAGGAAGTATTAAAACTTACTACGGAAATGGGGTTTACAACCACATGGAACCGTCCACGTGCAACTGAGCAATCGCATGATTAAATATCAGATTCATTTTTTTGAACCAACGAGTTAAGAATGATCTCTGAAGCATATGTATTTGGCAATGAGTGCACGATTAAATTTTCACCAGAAGTACCTCATACGATGGTAAATACAATCCGTCGCACTCTCATGCTAGATCTGGCAGAACTCGCACCGACTGACGTAACGATTCATAAAAATACTAGTGTTTATCCATGTGAGCTACTTGCACATCGCATCGGTTTGGTTCCTATCATTTCAGAATGTACAAACATATCTCTACAGGCAGTTGGGCCATGTACATTATATTCCGATTCCATTGTTTGCAAAGATACAGGTAAACCGGTTACGGAACCGGGCATTATGTTATTTCCGCTTGGAACAGGTCATGAGATTAACTTTTCGTGCAAGGTAACAAAAGAAACCGGTAGAAAACATGCTCGGTTTGTTCACTGCTCATCCATATCGATGAAGAAGTGTAGTGTTGGCAACACACTACTAGAAAAAGAATGTTGGTGTGGTGCAAATTTCAAACCAAAAGAAACCGAACCATCATTTTGCTCTAGGTGTAACTGCAAAAAGTATAGCACAGGTAAAGATCATGATGTCCATTATGTACTGTCATACAAAACAATTAACCCGACCGTTCATCCAATTACATACACCATGCGAGCAATTGATGTAGTGTATAAAAAAATAGGAAAGCTCAAGGAAGTTGCTTCTTCACTGATGGAATGTTCTTAGCATTGTTTAGACCAGGTGGGTATGTCAAGTCGCGTTCTGGTTTCATACGTACATACACGCGTTTTGGTATTCTTACATTATTTTTATTACGTTCCCCATCTTTAGTAACATATTTACAAATTAATTTTGCAATTATACAAAAGTATGGACGTATAGATACACCTGGCATTCCATTTCCTCCATTTTTTGCTGCCACTTCAAGTTCAGAAAGTGGCCAGTATTTTATCTGCCCCTTTTCAATATGCTCGTCTTTTACATGTACAGATAGGAGCGATCCATCTTTATTGTATTTGATCTCAACTGCCGGATGAGGAAATTGTATTTCCACTGGAGGGTTATTTATCATTTCGGTTGCTTGCGTATGTATACGATCAAATGCATTACTATCATTTGATTTCACGCGCGTCCAGCCGTCGTCAATCTCCTCGTCACGCATATTATTACGATTCGTTGACTTTGTTAAAGTTTTTAAACGATTACCTACTTTTGATAGTTCAACTAAATAATTAATCGCATTTCCAAACCGTACAGGAAGATCCGGATCCCATGGAACATACTTAACATATGTCACATGAGTTCGAGTACCTCCCATCGTTTTTACGGCAATCTGGGCGATGTAATTCTTTGTTTCTAACATGTTGATAAGACTATTTTTATCAGAAAATATCATGCCTAGCGATTCTTCTATCATTTCACGCGCCGCGTTTACTGATGCACTCTCAGCTCCTATATTACCACCTTCAAATCCTGACCATTTTAACGACGAACTCCAATTTTTTACATATTTTTCTCGACCAAGTAATGCATATACAACTCCATTGGGTGCAGTACTTATCGGAACGATTCCTGCACCGGAGATGTTATATTCTTCAGGTGATTCATTATCACTATGCTCCATGTTTGCTTCTTATCTTTGACAACATAAAATTCAAATTCTATAATAATATACAATGTCCTCAACCACTACCAATCTATATGTTTCTCGTCTTACCGACGATGCTAAGCTTCCCACTAAGGGCACGACACTGTCTGCCGGTTATGATCTATATTCGTCGGAGGACGTCAAGATTCCCCCATGGTCAAAAAAGATGGTATCGACGGGGCTAGCAATGACTGTTCCAGATGGTACATATGGCCGCATTGCACCACGAAGTGGCCTTGCTCATAAGAACTCAATTGATGTCCTAGCTGGCGTAATTGATCGGGGGTACATCGGAGAAGTAAAAGTGATTCTGATGAATCTTTCTACTGAGATTCAAGAATTTCCTAAACATACTCGCATTGCACAGCTTGTACTCGAAAAGATTGAGTATGCTGAAGTTAAAGAAGTAGTTGATCTCACAACTTCTGTTGTATCTGATCGCGGCACTAGTGGTTTTGGTAGTACCGGTATGATGTAAAATGTCAGATTTAATTTATTACTTTGATATATAGTATATCAAGTGTTACACTATACATGCCATCTAAAATAATTTCGAAGTATAATAAATTGTTTAAGAATAAACCAAAAGTGTCCAATATGGGGCGAGTTCAGTATGCAAATGGGAAAAAAGTGTATCCAAAAGCAGGGACGTCTGGGTATTCATATGTTGGGTTTTATGGACATTCTCGGGCGACTCATATAGTTGTTACCGCTGCATTTGGTTTAATTCCAACAAATATTAAACAACATACAGTAGAACATAAGATGGTTGGAGTTCAATATAGAAATGATAACAGATTAGAAAATCTAGTACTCGCTACACCAAAAGAACAAATCCAGTCTTCTCGTGAACAAAATACTGATAGGAAACTTGGTTCTAAAAAATGCGAAAAACCAATACTTTATAAACTATTGGACAGTGACACATGGTTACATTATAGCAGCGCATATTCGTTCTCGCGAGATTTTCCAGTAGCAAATAGTAGCATTTATAGAGTACTTTCAGGAACTAGAACACACGCAAACGGATATGAATTTAAATATCCATGTACAGAACACATACAAGGTGAAGTATGGAAAGACATAAAAATCAACGGCACATATTCGGGCGCACAAGTTTCAAACAAGTCCAGGTTTAAGGATATATTTGGAGTTATAAAAACCATAGATATTCCATCTGATGGGAGGCGAAAAATGTGTACTGTAAATTGCCGCCAGTTTCAATACGCTATTCTCGTATGGTCTGCGTTTAATAATTTTGATCTACAGACAGACGAATATGGAACAGGTAAAGGCTATCAGATTAATCACATAAACGGTATTTCATCAGACGATCGTCCCGAAAATCTTGAACGAATTACATCAGAAGACCATATTCGTCATACCGTAAAAATAGAAGGCCGACAATCCAACGCACAGCAACGGTCTAAACCTGTATTATGCAAACTAACAACCGATACAGAATGGACACTATATCCATCTATGTCAAACGCACGTACATCACTTTCTCTTAAATATATGAACATTAAAGATGTTATTTTAAAGAATGGAAACCGGGCAAAAACTGAAGGAGCCCATGGATTCTATGAAATGAAATCTGCATATGACGAAACACAAGATGACTTACCAGGGGAAATATGGGTTGATATAGAAGAAAAACACATGCAACCAGATTATTTTAAAAATTTAGCACTAGATTTGTATTCATAATTTTGTATTTACAATAAGAAAGAATGAAACTATCTGAAGTCAGTGACTCAACACGTAAATTGTTATTTTGGTTGATATGTATACCATCAAGAATTGGTATTGCATTAATTACAGCACTTGCATTTCCAAATGCAGTACCCGCGGTGAAATATGTATTCGGAATTGTTTATCTGTTACCAGTATTGGTATGGGCTATTTATATTCTTGGAATAAAACATAGAACAGCGGGGGCTTTTAAACAAACCGCATTTTGGGCAAACGCCCGTCCCATACATGCGACACTATGGCTAATTGCTTCTATACTTACATTTATTGGAACAACTGATTCATTTAGATGGGCCGGTGGGGTATTTGGTGCAGACATTATGGTAGGAATTGCACTATGGCTAGTAAACTATGATGTGGCATTTCGCAAACCAGATCTACCTACATAAGTGCATTTCGAATATCGACCATCTCCTTGATTAATGCATCGGACATTACTTTTTTTAAAGCTCCTGGTAGTGGTTGTGCTTCATTTGAATAGCCAGAAATCAATTTCACCTTGGATGCAACAATCGGATCAAGTACAGGTCGGATTAAACTCCAGATTGCTTGTGCAAATGACGGCGTTGAGAATACATATAATTTGTTTAACCGCCCGGGGTAAAAATGCGTAATTGTAGCAGCAATGTGTTTTAAAATATGAAGCATTTGTAGAACTTTTACATTTGGCCATCCTACTTTTGGTCGAATGTCGACATAAATGTTTACAGAATCGGTAGAATCTCGCGATAGATTTGTCTGTATACAATTTGCAATTGCTAATGTATATTGTTCAGGTGTAAATTCATACCGATCCATTCGTGCAGAAAAGAAGAATGCATTTCGAACACCAGGCGTATCAATGATACTTGAAAAGACAATAAACTCGGGCATGCCGTTACCAAAATGTGGATGCGTGGTAGATAGTGGGAAATGTTTGTTTCTCCATGATAGATATTTCTCATAACGTTGCTGTCCCAATTTTTTATTGGGTGCAGAATCCATAAAGCGGTTATATTCTAACATATCATTAGTGGTTCCGGTTACCATTAGATGTATGCTAAAAATTTATACCTTGGAAAGTACTTAACCGTTGAACTATCATTATATACAATTGTTTCACGTGTATCGCCGATAGGAAGTGCTACCGAAAACACTGTAATATAAAAACTCCGAATGCCAGAATGCAGAAATACTGGTTCTTTAACCAGCAGTTCTTCATTTGAAAATTCAATATTTGTACGAACCGACCAAAATGTTTTAAATTCACATCCCGGGTTATTGGTATTGTCGCTCATTATTCCACGTTCCATTGCGTAGCGAATAGTCACTTGTCTTCCAGATAGACGTCGCAATTCTTCACAAAAAATTTGCTGAATCGTTTGATGCATATTTACATACATTGAAGCAAAACATTGACTATGTTGTAATGCATCAGATACATTTGGCATTGATTCAAATTTTGACACAAGTTCTAAATTCTTTTTATATGATTCAACTTCTTCATTGTCTCTTGGATAAACATACTCTTTAATTAAATTATTAAGCACATTCATTTTTTATCAACACTTAAGTAAACATGCAGTACATCACACAAAGTGTACCAAAACCAAGCCGTATTGATGAACAAAAGCGTATCATAACCGAAATATTAGCAGCCATAACAATATGGGAAGTTCTCGGGTTGCCAAATGAATCTGGAATGATGAATCCTTCGTTAAAAGGAATCCGCTCGGAATATTTAAAACGAAGTCTTTTAATTCACCCAGATAAATGTTCATTAGATGATTCAGAACGAGCGTCTCGTCTATTAAATACTGCATACAGTGACATTGTAAATAAAACGAATACATTTCGTCCACATAACTATACCGAAGGATCTTCAAGCAACACAAAATCAACTCGCAATCCATCTCCTGAACCAAGACGCCCTTCTTATAATGAAAAGCGTAAAATTCGCAGAGAGTACGAGGCACTATACAATACATACAAGCGTTCCAAGGCAGATGAACTAATATTGTTTCGCAAAAAAGTAGAGAGAGAATCTGAAATTACAGTATTAGAAGAACAGTTGGAGCAAGCAAATATTGCTGCAGTTCAACAACGACTACAGCGCGCTCGTGCTGCATATATCAGGATGATGATTGATACTCGTTTGTTAAAACTATCTGTTGATTTAATAATTAAGCTGTCTAAAGAGATTAATGTTGAGCCATCAATCGACAATATTAGAACATGGGCAACATGTGGTCAAGAAAATACGATTCATCGACCATATTATGTCAATAAATTTATCGTCGAAAACGTACAGAATCGTCCACGAGCTCTTGTGAGAAAAGACAAGAACGATTTGATAACACGCGCGTCCGAACTAAACAAGGACTCTGCGAACGAAAGGCATGACCAAATTCGCATAATTCACATCACGTCAACCATCAGAACGGCAACTACTGTGCGCGACGACTTTCAATCAAAGTACGAACAGCAAGTCAACGAAACAAGCAAGTTGCATGCGAAATTAATGGATATGCAAGACAAGATTGGTAAGAATAACACATCCAATAAACGCAGTTGGTTTTGGTTCATATAAAGAATATGTATAAACACTTGGCAACACTAAAGGTTGAAGCAAACAAGTCAAAAACGTATCGACAACGAAATAGCGGAGTTGTCACAAAAAAGCAAAAAACACAAACAACAACGTTGCCAGCGACTATTTTGAATGATATCACAACCCATATATTGTCAACCGGTCTAGACCACCAAGAAATCTACACAAGTTTACTTGCAATCGCCACAACCAAATATACAATCAAGAAACACAAAGCACCAGTTATTGATGTTGACATTAAAGACGTGCAGTGTAATAAATGCTTGCACAAGTACAAGTATGAACGTAGAAAGGGAGATGGTGGCAATACCTGCCCCGAGTGCGGACATGCTCCTGGTATAGATATATACGAAGGAGACCCCTTCCCACACTATGAAAATGTGATCCCACAGTGGTCACTTGTATACTCTTCAAATGAGTTGACTACAATTGAAAACGCAATGACACCGTATACGAATTTACTACATCTTACACCTGATCAACTTGAGTACGCGAAACGTATTGTAAGAGCAAAGACATCTATTAATGATCCAAATCCACATGTTATTGTTGCGGCAATTCTCTATGTAACCAACCCTGACATGTTAGAAACAAAACGCATTATTACACACACTCCCACGCGTGGCAAGTTTAATTGTAGCAAATGTTCCAAGTCCTGGCATTCACGAAAGTGTGCACTTATGTGTTGTAAGTATGGTCCAGTTGGAGACAGTTATATTCCAATCAATAAAGGGATTATATAATTTTATATTTTAGTAATAAAAGAACTATGCAAGATATTCTAATTGGGCAACTTGCCATGAACATAAGCACTATCATTTTACATGCAATGAAAAACGCGGCGTCTGATGAACAAGTGTCTCCTGACACTTGTAATCCAGATGACGGTGGAGCGGTTGATGAAGTAATGAATCAATTATCCGAACATATTATGGTGGAACTAACAAAATCACTAGTAGAACGAGCAAAGCGGGTAAAGTCAGAAGAAGTCCCGTCTGCAGCTGCTGTTGATACAGTTAAAAGATTGGGTGTTGCTGCGTCAGAGCGCATCACCAAATCGATGGATAACTCAACGATTGATACAGCACGAAAAATAAGTGATGCCAAATTAATTATACAGGATATGCAAATGTGGGGAAAGAAACAGTGGAGTGGTACAAAAAAGAATGAGTTTCTTACATACACGGCACAACTCTATAATATATTAGAGCAATAGCAACATTCACGATACATTACATTTAACGGCGACAAGAAACGCGACTGCCATCAGTTAATACCGTCATCGTAGCGTATTGCAGTTCTTTTTTTGTCATGTTACCATCTCCCTTTGATATTTTTTGTAAATTATATGGTATACCAATACTGCTGTCGATCTGATTTAATATCATCAAAGCAAGGTTGCGATACGACCCATCAAAATCAGTCATATCAGTACATGTTTTTCGCATACGCTCAAAAACCAAACAGAACTGCGTTAATGTATCTACCTGTGTCTTTTTTTCTACAGAACACGACATCGTCGCTGCCTTCATCGCAGAGTTCATCCGCAATAAATATTTTGCCTTTTTCATATGGTTCGATGTTTCAAGGTGAATTAACGAATCGGCTAAATTTTCAGCAATTACAATATCTAATAATTTTTTGTTTGTAATCTTAGTCGGATGCAAATGAAACATCAATGTAGGTATAGCAACATAACCTTCAATTTTGACACTGTTGAAGTAAAACAATGTTTTAAGTGTCTTGTGTTTCATATAGTTGATCGCGAGGTCAAAGTACTCTGAATATAACTCACCTTCAGCGCATAGCAATGACTTTGTTGTCTTGCTCATACTACTTTGCTTGTCAAACTTTCTATACAATTTTGACGTTTGTTTATTTGTGTTGTTGCTCACGATGCGATCTGTTTCGCGAACACCAATGCAACCGTGTCGATATAGCTTTAGATAAATCCCATCACGATATCGTTCAATGTCTTTCATTGTTGCATTCTGCAATAATTTGATGTATGTAGCGTCGTCGTCTTCGACATAAATATTACAATCCAGTTCCTTTGATAATGAAATGCCCTTACTATGAATAGCTCGAATTAGCTTTTGAATATAATCCAGCAGTGGTTTTGGATTTTCTGGTAGAAAGAAAGTTGTATCCAAATCACTATTTATAGTTTTTGTATATTGGTTTTTGTATATTTCTTTGTTGTCAGTGACCGCAACCGAGATTGTTATCTGTTCGCATTCAAATGGTGTCAATGTATGCGATCTACGGTGTTTTTCAATGAATTTCTTAAGCATTTTATTGTATCCGGACATGGAATATTTTTTTCGTCCGCATAGTATTTGTGTATTTTTGGTGGCAAATTTAGTTATAATATCGGCAACCAGTTGTGTGCGGGTAAAATAATGTTTTACTGCGACCATTTTACTATAACGAAATATTATTTTTGTCGACTTCGTACGTATAGAGAACACAAATTTGTAGTGAAATGATTATTTTATATGCATTACTACAAAGAAGACTACTTATATTAACATGCCACGTAAGACTAAGACTCTACTAAATGAACTAGACGAACTTAAGCTAGATTATGATCCAGGTGAACTACCGGCACGTCGTTCCACACGGGGTGTACGCAAGACAACCTACCTCGAGGAAATTCTATCGAGTGAAGAAAATACACGCATTCGTAACGATATACTAGACGGCGCGGACGAACTTCCCGATTCGGACGATGACGACGATTGGGTGGATAATGGCGATGGAGCAGACAATAGTTCCGAGTATGATTCCGGGCCAGATTCGGACGATGATGATCCGGATTGGGACGAATCGGTGGAGGAAAAGGAAGATGATACTGAAATTTCGTCTGAAGACGATGAGGAAGATGTTGGTGACGAGGAAGACGATACGGACATGACACAGGACGAGTCAGAGACTGAATTTGAAGAGGAAGACAATGACATTGAATCTGTTGTTATTCACGTACCTGTCATCGAACAGTCTGATAAAAAAATTGTAGAACAAATAGAAGTTGAGTATGATGAGGATTAACTCCTTATTTATTTTTTATATAAATTCACATAGATTGATAGTATGAACTCTGTTACTATTATAATAGGAATGAATATTATACTGCATACATTATACGTAGTCGTAGATGCATTCATTTTTCCTAGGATATGATATGGCCAATATGGAGATAATACAGATTGTTCACGATAAATTATTGGTATACCCATATGATATCTGGCCAGGATATACATGTGCACAATATTAAATACGATCAATGGTACGTGCATAGTGTAGTCACTGCATACAACATTGTCAATGTAATACAGACCGGACGGTACAATGAAGTGATGAGCACCTTGTTTTGAAATCATGGTATTACTTGTCACAGTAGTCATGCCACGTAGTGTATTTACAATATCACCGCTCTTAATTAGAGAAGGATCTGTCAACGTACCATCAATAGGAATCGCATGATGCCTGGATACTGTAATTATTTCATTATTTTCCAATGCAATTTCATAATATCCCGCAGTTTTGTTATTATTTTTATCAAAGAATCCAATAATTGGTTCGTACCCACTTGGTGTATATACACGATCACCAATATTTAAATGCTGTATGGCGACTTGGCCGTGTTTTGTAGATATCATACAATCATTTGGATGACAACCTTTATCAATGTCCTTTGATTTCATTGACCCAGAATAACCATTGTAGTCACCTGTTATTTTGGGTGGCTTTTCTTCTACGATACCTTCCCATACACGATAATCTTTCGTGGATCCATTTACCGGGCCACAATCTGTTCGGACTGGATGTGTACCTTCGTGTTGACAACCCGAATGATGTTCGATAAACGCATCACCTGGTTTTGCACCCATTACGCGACACTCCGCGACGATACGGGGTAGATGCCATGCCACATAATGACCATGGTCCCTACATGGGCCAGACTTTAAATTATAACAACGAGTGAATGACGGTTTGCCACGGATTGTTCGCTTTTGATGAGGTACAATATGATGATTTACTGTATCAAATTGCATACAATTATTCTTGTCACATGTCGAGTTTGGTACAGATTTTACAATATTAGACTTGACATAAGTTTGCTCCTTGTCGGTTGGAGTATATTTCTTCTTGTCTTCCATCATATTTGCAGGGGTGACATCTGTTACGACACATCCGGACGAAAACCCAGACAATGAAGGAATAAAGTCGAGAAAATCAACATTAACATTATGAACTACTCTACATAACTTGTTAAATCCAACCCGAATGTCCGAATATGGTGGCATAACAATCAATTTTGTATTTGTAAAGTTCTGTGCTTTACCTGGGTCAGTAAATTTGAACATGTAATTTTTGTCTCCCTTATTAAACTCCGCAAACTGGTTTTCTTGAATCTCAACCGCACCGTCTGTATATGCTTTGTTGTAAATCTTTACAGTTAGTGTCAATTGTAAGAATTGAATTCCTATATATGGATTATATATTGGCGGGGAACTATGTGGAAACATCAACCGTGGGACAATTGTCCATTTTACAGTAACGTCCATATTTTTTGCTGCATTTTGTGCATAGTGCCTGTACTTGCCCCTTGCATGGTCACGGTCTAGCGCAGCAATGCATCCTGCATTGTCTCCATTACCCCCATCACCATACGACGGAAATTGCTGCCGCGCGGCATCGAGTGCAAAGTTATTCAAATGAACATCAGCATACCCAATTGTACAGAATCCACCGTCAAATTTATTTGGCGCCGACGTACCAAGTTGACAGATTGCTGGACCATATGATTCTGCATTTAGAGTGGATATGTATGCGAAATTCTTAAACTGTTTCCATGTATTGGATCCAGTTGCCATTTGCGTATTTGTATCATTATCATGCTTTATCGACCCAGTTGCAAGATTACAATATGCAGGCTGGGCAGTTGGATTTGTCCTTCCTGTATCACGTGCAGCTTTTACAATTCTTCGATATAGTTGAGCATTCTTCATACCATCCTCGATGGAATACTTTCCAGATCTCCCCTTGTCGTTATTCACAAACGGTCCTTCAAATATGTCATTTATGTTTTTATGTGATGGCACTGCATTTTTCAATATTCGACGATTAGCATCTGTCCATATTTTACCTGTATTTGTTTTCACCATAAGACGACCAATTTGGCAGTTTCCACATGGACTGTCGTCAATCTTATCATTTCGAGTGGCTATGCCATGTTCAGTAGAAGACATGTAACATGTACCACATCTTCCCTGTTGACCAAAACCACATCCAATTAATATGGTATTATCTGGACATACATCACGCTCACGTATCTGGCATGATAAACAATTATCGGGGGTTGCCGTGTTTTTAACATAATATGTATACATTGTGTTTGAGTCGGGTTTAAACGTATGACCCTGCATTGTACCAGATGGGGCATGTACAAGTAACCACGCGTCTCTGGTTGAGCCATCTACCCAATTAATGACCTGTTCAATCTTTAACGTACCATAATGGAATAAACTTGGATCACCATGTGCCTGGTTGTATGTAACCTGTGGATATATTGGTATTGCTGACAAATTGTCAATTGATGATTCAATCGCCATACGATTAATAAATACATAATATTTGGCATTGTGTTCAAACATTACCATTTCATCGGGGGATTCTGTCATTTTTCTATCAGCAACACGCACATCTTTATGTTTATCTGTATAAAACGAATATTCAGCGATATCCGTGTTTGTAATTTTGCCAGTTCTTGCATCGCGAAGTACAGCACATTGTATTATACTTTGCCAATCATACCATATTCCATTAATACGAGCACGAGAATATGATGCATTGTTACTCTTATGACCGATTGGTGGCGTGCCGGAATATACCAGTCCGAGTTTGAAATTTGCAGTAAGACGCATATTGTTCTTAAATACTGTATACTGTGTTCCAAATGACACACCCGCGGGTGTACCATAAACTAATGAACCAGTATCTAATTCATTATTGCGACGTTTATACATCAATTTTTTTGTTCCTGTATCAAACCAGATATGAATCAATGTATTATTAATCAGAGAATCCGTAGCATGATATTGATGATATCCATACATATTCTTCGACGCTGCAGTATTGCATGTCTTTGTGACAACAGATGTTTGTGATGATCGTTGTGGCGCGCATGCAGCGGGATTAGAACAATCAGTCGAAATTTCTTCGGTGACATTAGATAAATAAGCAATTTTACTTATACTATACATATCAGCCGCCAGTTTTACTTTATTTTGGACTTTGTAACATTGACATGATGCTAGTGTCATTGCACGTAGTGGTGCAATTGCAGCAACATTTGCAGAAAGTGATTTGCATGATTTTATGCAATAATCCATGTTGTGTGCTGCGCGTTGATTCAACTTTGCGGGAGCTGCACCATATGCCGATGACGCAATCGGAGTTTCTCCAAGTACTATCATGTTTCTAGCACCGTCTTTAAATAACCACACAGGTTTTGGTTTTTCAATCGGTTTTGGAGGCTCGTTTGGTCTTGTTATAATTGGTGCTGGTATCTCATCGGTATCATCCGTATCATCTTCTGGGATGGTACCAATTACTTCAGATGTACCACCAATTTGAACAGGATCATAATCACCATTGTAAATATAATAGTAATAGTAATAACCAATACCAATGATAATCAGTCCTATTAAAATATAGGTAAATGTATCATCACTTGATTTTTTCTTATTAGATGTTTTACCTGATTTCTTTGCCATCTTTATATCTATCAGATAAAAAACCAATTTGTGCTTTTTCTGGTAGTTAGAGTAAAGGACATGAATCTAAAAGATTATGCAAATATGCTTCTTCGTGGCGACGACGGCAAGAGCGTCGTTGATTTAATGCTCGAAGAGATCGAACATAAATGTTCTGTACGTGTTGCAATGACTAGTGTTCGTAATCTTATTCTCCAAGGTTCGGATCCAAGACGATTTCATCCAAAACACGCTGCAAACATCAAGGCACTTAAAGAACTTGGAAAAACAGCAACCGTGACCACAAAACAAAAGTTAAAAACATTCATAAGCGGTGATCTCAAGTACAAGTACAATGCCAAGCGTAAGGTGCGCAAACAGGGGTATTATTTTGATGACGAAGAAATGGATACTATACTAAAAGGCATTGAAATCTTCCCGGATAACATGAAGACATTTGTTCTACCCAAAGAGATTGCAAGGGAATGTATACAAATTGCGCAACACAATTTACAAGTGGCAAACGAAAATATTAAAATAATAAAAAACACTACAATTAATATCAATATATGTATTGACTATATTGAATTTGCAATAAAAGAGTCGGCAAAGCGTAACCCAGAATATATTGTATCTGATAAGAAACTTGGCACATGTCTGCTTGCAATGAGTGGTCGTCGTACCTCCGAGATATTCAATGGAAAAAGCCGTTTTAAAAAAGGGAAAACCCAAACGACAGTGATATTTGACGGTCAGTTGAAAAGGAACAATGCAGGGCAAGAATCAATAGACAAATCATACGAAATTCCATTGCTATGTTATTCTGACATTTTTATAAAAGGATTTAACACACTTAGAAAATTACAAAATTATCAAGAATTTACAAACAAAGAAGTAAATGCAAAATATTCAACTAATGTGAAATACTGGTCATCAAAGTTATTTCCAATTGTACCAGGAAGAAAAAGTACGGACGAAGAAGTAACGCCACATGATCTCCGTCGTATTTATGTCGTTGCAATATTTGAAATGTACAACTATGAAGATGTTCGTATTGGTATCAATTCGGTAGCTAAAAAAATATTAGGACATACATCAATTGACACATCGATAAATTATCTAAGTATCCGCCTAAATGGTATAACTGCGTCATTCCCAGATGAGTATAGATTGGACTTGTCTAGCGGTAATCGTAAAATTAAAAAGAGACGCATTTAAATATACATTGGCGAAGGGTAACCCATGCCCATATATGGGGTTTGATGCATCGGATATCTATTTTGATTCATCATATGCGGATTTCCATATTCCATATAACGAATCATATTTTCCATATGAGATACCCGTGTACGCATCCTATAATCAAGATACACAAGGATTACTATAATAACCAATAGCATCATAATTACATACTCTGCCGTTACTGGGTATATTTTTTCACCGACTGGTGCGGTCGTTTCATTTGTTGTCGTAACGGTTTCTACTGCAGCAGGCACGAATTGTTTAATTGGACCAGATGGAGGTGGAGGTGGTGTATTATTTGTCGGCGGTGGTGGCGGTTGTGGTGTATCTGCGATACCATTACGAGTAATGGTTGGTTTGTCGCGATTATCAGACACAAATGAATAAATATCCCCGATTGCACCTTTCATTGCATCTACTTGTGCAGGTGTAAATTCTCTACCGAAATATGTAGAATTCTTAGGGGGTTTTTCTTGTGTCACTTGACCAGTTCCGACATTATTACCAGAGATGGATCCAGATGGGGCACGATTTGGTGCGTACATGCTTTAATACTATAATTATAAAAAATATTTAATATATTGTTAATTTTCAGTATCTTTCTGGTTACTGTTTAATTTTTGTTGGTTCAGTATAGCAGCAATTAGCACCTTACGTGTTGCTGGCAATTTTACATAAACCTTGTTTGTAGAACACATACCCATAAGTTCGGGCTTGGACTTTTTTTGCAAATCAGCTTCGGTTAGTTCGGGGATGGGTGGCTCGGGTACATCCGCAGGTACAACTGCAGGTACAACTGCAGGTACAACCGCGGGTACAGCCGCAGGTACAACTGCATCGACAATGGGTGAAGTATTTGTTACACGTACTGGTTCGGGAGAATGTTTTTTCTCAAGTTGTTCCAACTTGCTCATCATCATATTTACAACAGGAGTTATCTTAGACATTGATTCAACTGTTGAATCAATATACTTAATTTCTGCGGGCGCAGCTGACATAGCTACCGGAGAATGAATCGGTGACGGCGTTGGGACACTTACACTCTTTCTTGTATCCGTGGGTAGTTTATGTGTTTTATTGTACTTTTCAACTGCAGTCGCGCGCTTCTTGATTAGGGACCCGGGTAGTTTCATGGTTGCTTTACATATACAACATAAAAAATATAAATCAGTTTAAATTATATTTACGCCGGTGCAGCCTTTTGTTCCGTGAATGTAGACGGGAGTTCTTCCTCGTCGTCGGTCTCTTCAACATTCTTTGTCGACTTACGACGACTTTCACGTCGTGCAGCAGATTCAATTTTCTTGTTACGAGACTTGATATGGAAGGAAATTGCAGAACTTCCAAGTAAAAATGCAAGTTCCGCCTCTGGTTGGAGCACGGATGTGCGCATGTATTTTTGTTTTAGACGTACAAGAGTTGGGTCATATCTACGACTATCAGCAGAAACCTCATTCGACCATCCATCAAGAGATAGAAGTCCAAGGCGAGAGTTTGCCATTTCAACACCTGCAGTAAGGGCAAGTAGGCCTTCTCGCATAATAACAATCATAGACGAATCGGACACTTGCTGCCGATGCATATTAAGCTCGCGCTCAATGTCATCAATATGATCACTAATTGTAAAATGACGACTTAGCTTCACATTATGCGTTTCTACAAACCTATCGAGTTCATATAACATATCCTGCTTGCTTGGACGATCATATTTTATCGTAGATTCCGTGGTAGATGATACAGTTGTTTCTGCGGGTGCACTTGATACTTTAGACGCAGCCATTGTACGTGCTCTACGAGATGTACTTCCATCGCTAGAATTAGAATAGTCACTATACGAATCCGAATCAGACCCGGAATTACTATTGGCTTTCTTTGCTGTCGTTGGTGCACTTGCAGTTGAACGGGTAGGACGAACTGTACGTTCTGACTTTTGTGGCTTCTTTACTTCTGGCTTCTTTCCACCAACAATGCGACTGCTAATAGGTTCACCTTCACTTGACGATGAATCATATTCCGTACCACCTTCACCAATACGAGGCAATGCACCCGCGCCACGCTGTTGCTGTGCCGAGAGTGTAAATGGTTCCATGCCATCCTGTGGCTTCGGTGCAGGCATACGTGGTGCAGACGATGATAATGTTGGTTCAACTTTAGCATTTACATCAATTTGTTCCGGGTTCCCAATCGCCATGAAATGACGCACATCAGTTTCGCTAAATGTTGATCCTGGACCGCCCATTTTGTGTTGTTCGTTTCTTTATAGAACAATTATAAAAAAATAGAACCAGTATAACTATCTATAACCCGCGTGATTGTGGTGCAATCGCCCCGCGATAACGTTCAATGTCCATATGCGTCATTTCTCTTGATCGTGGTACATGCGTATTTCGTGCCATGTCAGCCGCCCGTTGTTGTGGTTTTACAACAAGTAAAAATACAGCAAGTGCCGCTGCAATAATAGAAAAGAGTGTCACAAATAACGCAGCGATTAATTTTTGCAATGGAATTGCCCATGTAGTTAACCAATGGCTTGCAGTGCTTACAATTACATCGGACCATGCACTTGCTATCGCGAATGCAAGACCTATTAACACAGATTCAAGTATAATATTCAAGAATCTCATATGCATCACATCATCTTCCATCCGTTTGAATAAACGTACAGCCTGTGGGTCGTTATTCATCATATACTTTGTATTGTAGTACATAAAATTTATGAATTGCGATTTGCCTGAGCAAGGGCAATTCCTTCCCTTTTATCTACTGGCAGTTTGGGAAACATTACATTCAATTCACCCAAATGCTCCAAATAGCGCGCGTCACGCTTTTTTAGTTCACGTTTACGCATTATAGTATGTTGTAAATACACCGCAATTGTTGACAATATACTTAATGGAATTGCAATATACAATGCAAGTTTAATGTCCAGTTTCAAAGACATGCCAAATACACCAACAAGAAATGCAACAAGACCACCAATCACAGAATTAATTAATGCACACTTTAACGATTTAGAATCGTCATCTTGTAAATGATAAGGTAACCTGCAATATTGCACAAAGCTATACATGTTTAATATACTATAAATATTTTTGTAGTAGATATACCACGAGTAACAATATAATAACAATAAGTACCAATACTTTTATTATTAGATGCAATTTCTTATTTGCAATTTTTTTACTAAACTCGTCCAAATCACCACCCGATTGATCGGAGGATATCAACAATGCAATCCTAGCATCAATTCTATCATTGCATTCTTTTACAAATGTGGTGGCTGATTCGGTTGGTGTATCCATTTCTATTGTAGTTATATTATATTTGAAATCGTCATATTTGTATCAATGAATCTATTTTATATACAACAAATCCAGTAAATGCACACAATAATGTACCGTATGTTAGGTCAAATAGTATTGCAGTATTTCTCCACTCTTTGTGCACAGTAGCTTCGGTGAAATTCCATGTACTATATGCGATTAACCCAACATACATACCAAAGATTGCCGCATCTTTTCCGCTCGAAACGTCCCCACAACTCAAAAGAGTTGCAATACTCATCCATGCAAGAATTGCAAACAGTATGTGTGTATCATCGAATTTAGGATAAAATTCCATATATGTTGCAAATGGTAACCATATTGCATCCATTAGTATAATCACAATATACCCAAGACAAGCTTTTAAAATATTTGGCAAACCAATCGATATCATTTATTTATGTATTTCAAAAAATCAGTAATGGACCGTTAATCATTTAATGGAATAATACGAGACAGAAGAATTACAAACGCTAGATTAATAACAATCCACATAGCCACAGCAATCCCGCGAATTGTTGCAGGGTTCCAGTCATCTGGTGTAAATTCATCTACAAATATTGGTATGGAATCCGATATTATAAATATAACTGAGAAAGCTGAACCGGTATAAATACCAACATAGAATAGTTCCATCATAGAACGACGCTGTACGAGATAGGTTGTAGCACCACCCGCCTGCACTTGTGTAATATTTATGCGATTTCCATTCGCATCCATCCCAGTTGCGGGCGGATTGATATCTTGATAACGACGGGTTGGCGGAGCCATTTTATTTATACAATCTAAAATTATTTACATGATAATAAAATCATCAACATTTGTCACTATGATTTCCCCATTTCCTACAATTGCTGAACGAATTTCAGCATTTACTTGAGTGAATTCAGGCACGTCGTCTGGCAACTTGAGTTGTACATTACGAGTATCGCCCACGATGATGTGTTTCTTACCCATCTTTCCAACCGAGACATTCATGAGATGTACACGACAACCAGGGGTCATACTATGAATTCGATCAACAGTCACATTTAAACCATGAGAAGTAATTGTCTTGGGTTTTGTAGTTGACTTTGTAGTATGCCACCATTCATGGAGTTCTTCGTCATTTACTACAATCGGTGGTTCATTATTAATCCATCCGGTAACCTTGTCATTATATGTACTTAACTTCACCCGTTTGATGGAAACCACGTTACCTTCTTCAAGTACAGTATCTGCATTCTCACCACACATCGTAATATTAATATGCGACTCGGTGACAGATTTATCAACTGCAGTAAATGAACGTTTCCAGTTGTTATTCCTATCCACGGATTTCCCGTCCTCGATGGTATCAACAACAATGTGTTTCATTGCAACAACTGGGTTCTTTTGCATATCATAGTTTAGTGCATCATGCACGGATAGACGTGTTTGGGATGGAATGAAGAAAACGCTATTTTTTGAATACCATTCATTAAAATCGACATTTGGCGTGGTTTCCACTTGCATTGGCATTGTATTTACGTTAAGTGATCGGGTTTCGTTAAAAATATTCACCCGCCCAAAAGAAATCTTAATCAATGTCCCAACTTCGATTTCTTTTGCCGCATCATCGCCAAATACTTTTATATAGAATTGCTCGACTTCATTGTCACGCAATGAAAGTGATCGCATTGGTTTATCATTCTTTGAAAATGCAAGCGGGTATACGTCACGTACAACAGCATATAGATCCTTCACAACCGTACCATTTTCCGACGTATTGGCATCTGAGAGCGTAGAGATTGTTTTTACGACAGGATCGGCGGCGCTGTATTTATCCTTTACATTTTCCCACAGTGTATTCAACCGAACTGCAATTGACGAATCTGCCAATTTCATTGCAAAATTAAGATTCAGTGATTTTCTTCCGTTCCATTCATTCACAGACCCGGGGATCAGTACACACTTACCTGCTTCAATAAGTGGCTGATTCGCCGCATCACCCCATGCCTTTACTGTAATTGGCGTCTCTTTTGTCGTATCGTCAATTACCATAAATGACCGACTTCCCTTACCGGAATCGTTTTTGGGGAATACCTTTACAATAAGGGCATTTGTCTTAAAAACGGCACGGTTATCAGACATATGGATAGCATCGAGCGTCTTGCTCATAATATCCCGTTCCCACTGTTTATTATATACAGATTAAAATACAATAAGTGTTAACTGTTATGACATTTTACGTGTTTCCATAATATTTATGTACATGCAAAGCTACATAACTTCTGTGTACAATAATCATTTCTGTGTGTATCAAACAACCTTAGCAAAGTACCTCAACGACCATGCGTTCCCTAAACGTATTCGTATGTTTCGCGGCGATCCTTATTGGATCCATTACTAATGCACTATCCGTTACTTATGATTGGACCAATCGTCACAACTCGTTCTGGCCACTTAACGATCCGTTTGGTGGAAATCTCAAGACTGCACTTGATGATGTTACACCAACCGAAGACGGTTGGCTTTTCGACAAGACACCGATATCTGGTAGTGCGCCAAATGCCAAGCTTCATTCTTATCTATATTGGAATGACGCATCTGACTTTGATAACTTTTCACCAAGTGATATTGCCAACGTTTCGGTTACGATGAAGAATTACGTCGCGCTCGGAAACGGTAATCTATTTTTCAATGTCTATACGTCTGGCAATGCAAATGGATGGTATGAAACACGATATGATGTGGCAGATGACCTTGCCGCACTCGTGGATGCAGAATATGTTACCAAGACTATTGATCTTACCATCAATGATCATGACACTGTACTTGCAATTGCATTTTCTTCCAATTCTGCAGCAAGCAGTATCAGTTTTGAATTCTCGTCCGCCAAGTTCCATCTCCATGATGGTCGTTCAATTACGGTGAACTATCAGCCATCTATGGTTCGTTACAATGCCACAAAGACGCTGTATCCTCATCCATTTCATGATCAGCAGCGTGTTCATCCACGTGTCGCTCTTTCGAGCGACGGAAAGTATCTAATTTCCGGACAGGTTTCTTCTGCATTCCATCGCAGTAGTGGAATTGGTCATGGTGCCATTGTTTACAAGTTTATGAACAATGAATGGACTCCGTATCCGGACATTGACGTTTCGGGTGGTGATGTTCATGTTGCACCGCGTCCCAAGTTTAGTGCATACGACAATCCATCGCTCGTAGACACACAGGATGGTCTGTCGGTTGATATTGACGACGCGGGTACACGTATTGTAGTCGGAAGCCGCGTTGGTGTTCGTGTATTCGATCTCATTGACGACACATGGACGCATTCATTCACAATGAATTCAACCGACGCATGGAATATTACTACTGATTACAGCATGTTTGGTGGTCATCTTCGCATGTCTCGCGATGGCAATACTCTACTCATCGGTGGTCGCTACGGTGAGACCATCGATAACCTAATTCAGCTATGGAAGTATGTCGACAATACCTGGTCACTTAAGCACGAGTGGTTCGAGGGACACTATGTCGACATGTCATATGCAGGTGACAAGTTTGTTCTGTCGACTCCATATGGACATGAATCCAAGCACATGTTTCACATGTATCAGCTATCAGACACCGACGAGATTACCGACATTACACCAGACGCGGTATATGTCGGCAATACCAATCATACATTCAGGTATGTTGTTATGTCCGGTGATGGCAATGTCATTGCAACCGGTCGCCATGACGATGGAATGTCGGATTGGTCAAAGAATCGTTTTTATGAAAACCGCGATGTCCTACTTTACTCACATGCATGCGGTACCGTTATGGAAGTACCGGATGATACAGGAACGTACGATTCCCGTTTCGGATACTCGATTGCACTTAACGAGCATGGAACTCGCCTTGCAGTCGGTTCATACTACGATTACCCCAACCGTGTCGGGAGTACCAATGTTTTCGACATCGGAAAGGATACCGTTTCATGGGTTGGTACATCTCTATACGGAACACCAGAGCCATCAAACAAACGTACTGGTTATGGATTCAGTGTTGCATTTGATGCGTCTGGTGACCTAGTTGTTTCCAGTTCCACTTCATTCCGCACCACCCATCATCCAATTGAGATTTTCCAATATTATCCCATGGATGGTCTATGGAAGCAGGATTATGACATGACTGCTATTGCTGCTCATGTATCGCCAGACGTATGGTGCACTGCACCATCTCCACCATCTCCACCGAGCACGCCACCGCCGTCTGCATCCCCATCGCCACCACCACCATCTACATCCCCACCCCCACCCCCGCCG